ATTCGTATTACCTAAATATGTAACAGTATATGGTCCACCAGGAGGCGTAGGAGGCGTAGGAGGCGTAGGAGGCGTAGGTGTAGGTATAACAGAACTAATAATATTAGTGGTTATTGATGGACATGGTATAAATCCATTAGGATTGTGTGTATAGTTGCTATATTGTCCTAAAGTTGGTTGACATGGGAAACAATTGGATGTATTTGACCCATCTCCGCTTCGGCAAACAGTTGCAAGTCTATTTTTAGCACGACGATTTGACATGCTTGAAGCACCAACTCCTGAGGCACCAGGAGTATATTTGTTGTACAAATAGGTAGCACTGTTACAGGTAATATTACCACCAGGTGTCATTTTAGTACTGCGTCTGCCGCCGACGCCTACATTCTTTTTAAACATAAATCCAGGGAAAGTAGATCCCCCAAACCAAAATTGACCATTTGAAGGACCAGAACCAAATGCAGATGACATTGTTATAATATATCAACCTTTTAAAAAAATCCACCTTTTAAAAGGTGAAGCCAAATTAAAAACAAATTAATCCTAAATATAAATTAATAATTAAAGTAAATAATTTTTTAAATTTACTTTAATTTGTGGAAAAGTTTTGGCTCTATCTTTTACACCTTTAGACATTTAAAACACTGACTAAGGCATTAAAAATACAAATTATATTTATTTATGACAGTTTATTTTTTTTTCATTTTATTATAGTTACTTTTGGGTGCTTTAGGTGCTTTAGGAGCTTTAGGTGCTTTAGGTGCTTTAGGAGCTTTAGGTGCTTTAGGAGCTTTAGGTGCTTTAGGAGCCTTAGGTGCTTTAGGTGCTTTAGGTGCTTTAGGAGCTTTAGGTGCTTTAGGAGCTTTAGGAGCTTTAGGTGCTTTAGGAGCCTTAGGTGCTTTAGGAGCCTTAGGAGCTTTAGGTGCTTTAGGAGCTTTAGGTGCTTTAGGAGCCTTAGGAGCTTTAGGTGCTTTAGGTGCTTTAGGTGCTTTAGGTGCTTTAGGATCTTTAGGTGCTTTAGGTGCTTTAGGTGCTTTAGGTGCTTTAGGTGCTTTAGGAGCCTTAGGAGCCTTAGGAGCTTTAGGATCTTTAGGTGCTTTAGGTGCTTTAGGTGCTTTAGGTGCTTTAGGTGCTTTATGATCCTTAGGAGCTTTAGGAGCCTTAGGTTCTTTTTGATTATTTATTTTTTCATTAAAAAGTTGTGTTTGTGTTTTCGGTGCACACAAATGTTGGACTGTTACATGTTTAATAATTTCTTGAACCGGATGTTGTATATAAATTGGAACCGCTTGAGGTGTGGGTTGTTGAGGTTCATATGTTAAAGAATTTACTAATATTTTATTATTTTGAATATATAAATTTTCTTTATCTATGTCCTCTTTTAATTGTGTCGGATTAGATTTGTAAAAATCGTGTAATAAAATACGTAATTCATCTTTTCTTAATCGACTAAATCCATGAACATTATTAATTCTACAGAGATCTTTTAATTCTTCAACATTTTTTGTATCAATAAATGTGGAATTGTATTCAGTAATGGTATCCATTTATTATAATAAATACATTATACAATATTTTTAAATAGTTTAAAATAATAATATAAATTTCATATAAAATTAGCATTTTAAATGAGAAAAGGTGTAAAAGGTGGAATTAGGAGATCTTTCTAGTAGGAATGTCGCTTGACACCAAATAAATAGAATTCTCAGTAATGATAATGTACTCAGTTCCGGACTTGTAGAACTTAGCAATAGGACTAGTATACTCTTCCGCACTCTTAACTAACAACTTCTCACCCGACTCGCGCACACCAACAAGGGCCTTCTTGTCGACAGATGCAGTCCAATAATCTAACATAATAGGCTTGTCCTCGACAATAGCCAACTTACTGGCATGTTGAAGACTTGTATCAGATGGAAGACGATAAGTTGAGTTGTTTGCAGTAACAGAATGGCTGTCAGAAGCAGTAGCAGGAGCAGTAGTTACAGAAGTGGCAGTAGAGGGAGCTACGGCTTTTTTTTGATCAGAAGTAGACATTTATATTTAAAATTAATTTAAAAGTCTTTAAATACTTATTAAGTTAAAGTATTTAATTAATTAAACAATTAAACAATTAAAATAAAATATCTATTTTTAAATATAAATGAAATCGGGCTCTACTCATCGAGATGCACTATATGTATTATATAATAATGAAAATTATTACCCTGCAATTCATAATACATCTCAAGAAATACTAACAAAATTCATAGAAGTTTTAATTGAATATATGAGATTAATTTCAGAAAAGATAAATATAAAAAAAAAACAATATTATATTTTTATTTTTGAACGAGGTATAGAAACATTAATTCATATTTTTTCTATGATATTTTATTACACAAAAAACCTAGAGCTTACATTTTATCATAGTCAAAAGGCCTATTATTTTTATATTGAATTTATTGAGCAAATATCAGATGATAATATTACATTTTTGCAATTAAGTTCAAGAGATGCTTTAATGTTTGTGTACAAGAAAACGATTTTTGAATTAAATAATGAACATAAAAAAACGATGCCTTTACTAACAGACGATGAGTTAACAATTATATCTTATACAGACGCACATATGCATATTTATAAAAAATTGGTTAGTTTCATTCTAAATCATAAGGATTTCAAATACGAGAATAAATTAGATTATATTAATATGTGCTGTGATAAAATACATAAATTTGTTAGTATATTGCATAAACATAAAATAAAAAAGAATTATACAGAATGCATTTATTTATTTACCAATTTATTAGCTCTACATAGTAGACACGAGCAAACAGAATTAATAACAGTATCTGTATTTTTTGATATACTAGAAGACTTTATAAAACGATTAAAGGAGCAAATAAAAGAACGAATAACTAAGAAAAAAACGTTGAATGAAAAAATGATAATTAATAAAATATATGAATGTTCTATTAATGATTTTATTAATGAAAATGGTTTGACTTTATTAGTAGATCATATTTTTACTGAATAATTAATTTATTATTTATTATTTATTAATTTAAACCTTTTTCTTATTGTAGCTTCTTTTAACCTTCTTTTCCACAATTGGTTCTGGCTTTGCTTCTAGGTCTAGTTCTAAATCATCAACAATGTCGAACTCTATTTTAGAAGCAGAACTATTTAAGTTTTGTTTTTTATTAGCTAGTGCATTTTGGTCCGATGTCAAATCCTGATCTGATGTTGTCGTTATCATAACTACCTTTCTTCTTACTTTCTTTTTCTTGTCTTTTAAAATAGCATGAGAGCTGCCGATTAAACTTTGACAAATATGCTCAAATTCAGTTTTAAGCAATTTTGTTAGAAACCCATAAATATCATTTAAAACATTTTCTTCGCACATGCCAACAATGAGAACGCTACCAGTTCTAAAAATCATAAAAGATACCTCAACAACATTTATATTTGCAAGCGCGTTTGCTTTGGCCTTTTCTTTCTTGTCTTTCATATTGGTTGTATTATCAGCAGATAATTGCATGCCATTTTGCATATTATACTGAAGATCATTATTATAATAAAATTTACATTGAATACCGGGATATGAACAAGGATCGTAAATGGCTTGAATATTGTATTTAAATTTAAGAATGTCATACAGTACTTCGCGATTGATATAGAAGCCGCAATTGAAATTGGAGTTAATTAAAACAGTGTCGCTTATCTGTTTGTATGATAGCTGAGTGCCAACATATGGTTGAAGAATACTAATGATATTTTGCAATACGACTTCATACATTTCATCGCTTTGTACACCAGGGATTTCCAGCTTGCCAGTATTAAATACCTTGATATGAAATTCGCGAAATACGTCATTGAATTTGATGCGAATAATCATTACAAAACAGTTATAAAACGCTTGTTTCTTTTTACCTCGATAGCTCATGATGTCTTTTTTAGATATCCCGACGGTTATTTTGCGAATATCCTTAAATTTAATACGACCATTTGGATTGTCGATATGGGACATGACATATTCATCATAATACAATTCCTTTTTTAGCTTAGTTTGGATAATATTTAATTCTTCAGCAGTTTTAGAATTAAATTTTATTTGTTTTTTAATAACTCCATTACTGGGAGTGCTGTAAGAAATGACAGGAATATCCCAAAATATAGATAAATCAACTGGATTAAGAAGATATGCAATCTTAGATTTTGTTGATATGTAAATAGGAGTAGGTTCAGGAATAGCCATACCAAGTGTGTGATTATTCTCGCTAATTTTATTAGAATAAGAATTTGCGTCTGGAATATGTAGCTCATTGTCAGAATTATCACAGCTATCATCGTCATAATTTTTTGACAAGAAATTGGACCATTCATCATCGATATTTAAAATTGAAGACATAGTATGTATTTGATATTGTAAGAATATCTTTATATTCTTTATATTATTTTATTTCAATTATTTTCTTTCAATATAGAATATAATGAACCGGTGCTTGATACATGAAAGGGCTAATATTATCCCTATTTCTCCTTCTTCCCCTACTAACAAAAAAGTAGAAAATGAATATAGTTTAAAGGAAAATTTTTTTGATCCGTCAAAAAGTTCGCCTCCAAATGAGTTCATGAAAAAATTGCAATTAAGAATGAATATTTATAATTCATTTTCATTTATTAAGGAAGATAATCGAGAAATAGAATAATTTACATAATAGCTGTTTTTACAATCTTCAAAATGCATAATATTTTCTATAAAATTCAAATATTCAGGCATTTTTGTACAGATTTCAGGAGCTTCATGTTCTCCCGTTTTATTACGAATAATATAATTTAGAAAATCTTTAATTATATTTTTTTTGTCGATATTATATTTTATGCTCATATCATTAATATTATTTACAATTACATGCAACTCTGTTTTAGATTTGGTTAATAAATATAATTTTTCCCATACATCTGCATCTATTATATTAAAATCATCAGGATTAACATCTTGATTAGATTGCATGAAATTAATCATACTTCTAATATCTGATTTATATAGTTTTTGAATAAGATGTAATGATTTATCTGTTAGACACAGATTTTCAGCTTTAGAAATACTGGATAAAAAAGATATTATGTCTGTTTCAGGTAATTGATTAAATCGTAATCGAATAAATTCATTTTGCAGACCTTCATCAATTCGGCTGATATAGTTGCATATTAAGCAAAAACGTACACCATTGGTATAATTTTGCAATAAATATCGTAATGCTTGTTGAGCATTTTTGGTCATATAATCTACTTCATCTAAAATAACAAATTTCATTCCACTATTAAAGAGTGATTTAGAATTAACAAATTGATTTATTTGATTACGAATGATGTCAATACCGCGCTCATCGGATGCGTTTAAATGGATCATAAGCCCTTTATTTTTTTGGCCGTGTTGTTCTTGATATGCATTGATTAAATTGATAATTGTAGTTGTTTTTCCAGTACCGGGTGGTCCAAAAAATAAAAGATTAGGGAAATATCCGGTTTCAATGATATTTGTAAGAATTTTTTTATTTAGAGGTTCTAAAACGATATCATCGAAATTAGTAGGTCGATATGCTTCAGTCCATGGTATACTACTCATTGTATAATATATTAAATAATAACTTATATTTAAATAACTATAATTACTTAAATTTAAATACTATAAATTTAAATAGTATAAATTTAAATAGTATAATTAAGTTATTTAAAATAAAATTGAACTTTAAAAATATATTCATAGATTATGTCATATAATACTAATAATATGACTGCTATTAAACAATCGTCTTCTTACTTAGAGCTGTTTATCGGGCCAATGTTTAGCGGCAAAACTTCGAAACTAGTAGAAATATATAAACAGTGCAAGTTTTGCAATATTAATGTGGCTGTTATAAATCACTCTATTGATAAAAGATATGATGACACTCTATTATCAACCCATGACAAAGTGATGATCCCTTGTATACAAACTAACAAATTAGGGGATGTTTGGTTTTACGGTGAGCCGGAAAATCATGTAGTACTACATGAACCATTGTCGGATGTGGTCGATGGAAATGATGTAGTACTACATCGCCTTGATGATTCATGTAAGTTGATCAACGCGGATGTTATCCTCATAAATGAAGGTCAGTTTTTCGAAGATCTTTTGCCAGCGGTAGAACATATGTTGCAACATAATAAAAAAATATATATCGGAGGATTAGACGGAGATTTTGAACGCAAAAAATTTGGGCAGATATTAGATATAATTCCTTTGTGCGATAAAGTCACCAAAATGACGTCACTTTGCAGCTTATGCAAAAATGGCACCCCAGGAATATTTTCGAAACGTATCACTTCAGAAAAAGAGCAAACTGTTGTTGGATCAGATAACTATATTCCAGTTTGCAGAAGTTGCTATTCTTTAAAATAAATACATATCATAGCTGATATGACTATATAAACTCATTATATTTCATTTATTTTTTTTCTTAATATTTTAAGTATAATTAACTTTAAAATAGAAAAATATAAAATATATCTATAAGTTGTATTCAAATAACCATTTATAAAATAAAAGTTACCGGCAAGAATAATGCCTATTAATGAATAATATTTAGACCATAATAGTTCAATTTTACCAATAACTATTAATTTTGGCGTTTTCATGACAATATAATGTCTATCATAAATATCATCTAGATTTTCTGTAATAATAATATAATAAGACATTAATCCTAATAATACACGTTCTGTCATTGAAACTGATAAATATATATGTGCCATTGTGTACAAAATAGTACTATCTAAAAAATACCAATCCATTATTAAATGTGGACAATCTATAATAATTAAAGAAGCAACCATAAATAATTTAATAATATAATCTTGAAAATTTTGTATTTTTATAATTCCATTTACATACGTTTTAAATCTAAAATTATTTCTGTTTCTTTCTTCTAATTCATTTTTTTCTAATTCATTTTCATCTAAATTAGTATCAATTGATAAATTACTTTTTTTATATAATAAATTCTCTTCTTTTTCTTCTTTATTAAACATTTAAATATCTTATTATAGATAATGCAAAAATACATTTAAATCATATTAATTTATTAATTTCTTAAATATTAATTTCCTTAAATGTTTATTAAAACAATTTAAATTAATAGTTACATTCAATTATATAGAATGACAAAATCTAAATCAACCGTTTTAAATACAAATGTTCTTACAAATAATATTTTAACTGTTGTAGAACCTACTAATGTACAAACAACAATAGTTGTTGAACCAGTAAAAGGTAAACGAGGGAGAAAATCAAAAAAAGAATTAATGGCATCATTAAATATGACCTCGCCCTTAGAAAATGTAGTTGCTCCTATATCCAAAATAGATAATATGACTTTGAGTGTTACTGAAATTACTGAGTTACCCTCAGGATCTAACGAACTCATTGTGCAAAATAGTCTTTCTAATATGCAAAGTAGTTCCGACACAAACTCTGTATCAAATATAGTAATCATATCAAATCCACACTTAAAAACATTGAATGATGACTTAGCGACAGATGTCAAACACGTAATGAAAAAAAGAGGTAGAAAACCCAAAGGGGGCAAAATAATACAGCAAGTAATTCCTACCGAAATCCAAACTAATGATAAACCAAATGTTATTTTACATTTAAAATGTTCTATGAAAGATCTACAAAATTCTGCTAGTTCCAATATCGAATCATATACATTTGACACAAAAAGCGATCTATGTTATGATGTTATTGGCAGCGAAAGTATTAATTCTATAAATACATATTATAATGATAAAAATAATGTAAATAGTTTAAAAAATATTAAAATAAACAATGTAAATACTTGCTTTAATGATTACGACGATGATGATGATGATGATTGTAATGTAAATAAAGATGCAACAAAAGAAATATGGAAAAAACTAAAACAATTAGAACACAATTTACATGTAAATAATGTAAATAATAAAAAATCAGCTTGTTTTTGGGACTCATGTGATTTTGATAATCCACCAGTTTATATTCCAAAACATTATATTAATGGTACGTATCATGTATATGGATGCTTTTGCAGTCCAGAATGCGGAGTTGCTTATCTAATGAATGAAAATATTGATAGTTCTACCAAATTTGAAAGATATCATTTATTTAATCATATTTATTCAAAAATATATGATTATAAAAAGAACATTAAACCTTCTCCTAATCCACATTATATGCTGGAAAAATTTTATGGAAATTTATCTATACAAGAATATAGATCACTACTTAGAAATGAAAGATTGTTTATTATAGTAGACAAACCATTAACCAGAATATTACCAGAACTACATGATGATAATGATGAGTTTATTTTAAATAATAAAATTATACCATCAAATAACAATTATCAATTAAAATCACGCATGCAAAAAAAGAAAACAAACAAAAATTCTATATTAAATGAAAAGTTCGGAATGCCGCCACCTGGTGAAAATATGATGAAAATGATTAGTAATGATGAATATGCTGTCAATAGTTATGATCATGAATAAATATATCATTATTACCATATTTCTTTTATTTTTTCGGAAAAAAACATACCATCTTTCTGAGTTATATTAAATATCGTATTAAATCGTTTAGATCTCATTAAAACACAATTTACACGGTATTTTGACAAACTGTGCTGGTCTGTTAGTAATCTATTTATTATTTGTTTTGGTCTAATTATAGATCTCCATTGTTTAGCATAATTATAATAAAGATCTTTAAAATATTCATCCTGTTGTACTCCAAATATATTTTGTTCAAATAAATATGTTTCTAATGCATTTTCAATCAAATTCATAGCTGAAATATCAGCTATATTTTCATTTATTGTTAAGTCCGGATTAATTGTTATTCCATCTTTTAAAGCCAATGCAATATAATGTTCTTTAACATCATTTTGTAAAATCTTGTAATTATCTATATCTTCTTTTGTCCACTCTTCAGTAAAACTTAGTATGCCATTTTCATTAAATAAACTTCCATGTACATCAAATCCATGAATAATTTCATGAGCTATTATGAAACCGATATATGCCAAGTTATATGATATTTTTTTAGATAGATCTACAAATGGTTTTTGTAATAACGCATTTGGCAAAATAAATTCATTTTTTGTATTACTGTAAAATGCATTTACATCATATACATTCATTTCTTCTGGTTTAAACCAATATGAATTATTTGGTATTGGTTTATTAACATCTCTTTTATATTTATTAAACACCCAATTTACATATTTTATATTATTACCAAATGCATCATCTTTAAAAAAATCACAATCAGGATCTTCTGGATATTTATCTTTATATCCAATTGCACAAACTAATTTATTTATTTTATTAAATGCTTTTTCTTTTGTTGACTGACTTAACCAATTATTTTTTGTTAGTCTTTCTTTAAATACTTTTATTAATCTTGAAACTAGATCATACGCAAATTCTATTTCTTTGGTATTTTTATAATGCTGAATATACATTTTGCTAACAGTGGCATTCATCATATTTGAAATAGTAAAAGTTGCAATCATACTTCTAGGTTCTTCTTTATTAATACCTTTTAATTTGCAAGAGAAAAAATCAAAAAAGAACTTATGTAATTTAGAATGATAAATAGAAGAAATAACTAACAACTTGAAGACCCAATATGAATTCCATTTTACAGAGGTCCAGTCCTTTTTCATAACAGTAAATGCATGTTTTACATATTCTGGATTTATAAAATTAATGTAATGTACATTAGTCATGCCAAATTCCTTCAAAAATAAATTGAGATCAAAATTGCAAAATTGTTGGGCTTCTTTGTTAGTATATTTATTATAAGTCTTATTTAAATTTTCATAGTCTGAAATAGTATACATTTTACTTGCCAAATCAACTTCAATTTCTAAAACATCTTTGGCTGAATACTCATTATTTTCTCCAAAAAACAAATCAAAAACTGCCTGAATAAATCTTACATAATATTCTCTTGTTCTAACATGATCTTTATCTTTTTTAAAATACATTTCTTTTATAGTAAATGAAAACCCATTTTCAGCAATAGCTGGTATTTGTCTTCGAACTTTTTTTAAATCTGTGATAAGACCAAAATCAATTGGCGTAATAAATCCATTATAAATGGACCATTTTAAAAATGGATAAAGATTTGACGGATTTTTTCGGAAATCCGTTATTTGTTTTATAAATAAATATATTTGATTTTCTACTAAAATATCATTCCAATTTGTTAGTGCACTGTACAGATTTTTACATTGGCTAGCAACTTGATTGTTTTCTTTAAATATATAATAAGTTATGCATTTATTTAATTCATTGTTTACTTTCTTTTGTAGAATTGTAAATCGTGTTTTATCAGCATCTGCATTTGAAATAAAAGTATTCGAAAACCATTTTTCATTTACATGATAGTAAAAATTATCTTTTAATTCCATATTTTTTACCTTTTTTACCTTTCTTGTTTTTATTCTTTTTTTACTTATTTTTTTTGATCTATATCTACTCTTATTATGTTTATTTTTATTAGTTATATGGTGTTTCATATATATATTAATTATATTATTTATAATTACTATATTATCTATTTATATTTTAGTCTTATTTTTTGTCTTTCTCTCTTTCTTCAGACTCTTGTAAATTAGTTTTTACTTGATCGATATCAATAGGATTTTTATCTCTATATTCTTTCATTGTTTGATCTAAACTATGTCTTATTTGTTTATAAATTTCCTGATTTATTGATTTCATTTGAGTATTTATCTTTTTTTCAGGTATACCCATATAATCTTTTAAAACTTTCATAAAATCATTATTGCATTCTTTTAATTTTTCTCGAGCAACATCTTCACTATAATTTGTCTGCGACATAATATGTTTAACATATTTTTCAAATTTTTCAGTTGTATCCATATTTTCTATATATTTACATTAAATATTTTTTAAATCATATTAAACGAATAGTATTATAGTATATTATACATACAGAATGTCCAATCTAGATAAATTAATGCAAATGGCTACGCTTGAGCAATTGAATAACATGATACAACAACTACATAAAACAAATTCCTCAAATGTTTCTGGCATAAATGTAAATATTAATACTGAAACAAAAGATGTACTATCATTGCCAATTGTTCAAAAAGTTATATTGGCTTATGAAGATGAACTAAAAAATGTTAAGAATAGTTCAATCGGTTGTAAATGCAATTGCAAAGATTATAGAGATTTATTTGATAACCTTTTAGATCGTGTAGATAAATATAATTTAAATTTACAAAGAATAAATCAAAAATTAGATGATTTGGCTTCTTTAATTGAAACTCAAAATTCAACCAATCATTCATCTAGTAATTCTTTTGTTGAGGACAAAAATCAAATGAAACTAACATCCTTTTCTGGGTTTAATCATTATGCAAATATTATTGATTTAACAGAAGAATGCTGTATGAATAAAACTATTCCTGAAATTAAAATTAAAATAGAAAAAGTAGAACTAACCAATTTGAAAGAAGATGTAGAAGAAGTTATAGAAAAAGAAAAAGAAAATATTACGTTGAAAATAGAAGAAGTTGTAGAAGAAAGCAAATTTGTAGTTGATCTTGCAATTTATAATGTTTCTCATGACGAACCTGTTACAGATAATACAATTGTCAATGTACATACTGTTTCTGAAGAGGAAGCAGCTTCTGAAGAGGAAGTCGTTTCTGAAGAGGAAGTCGTTTATGAAGAGGAAGCAGCTTCTGAAGAGGAAGCCGTTTCTGAAGAGGAAGAAGATGAAGAAGCTGCCGAAGATAAAGTAGCTATTGAGGATGAAGAAGATGAAAATGTTTCAGAAGAGGAAGTAGCTTCAGAAGAGGTTGGTTCCGAAGAAGAAGTTGTAGAAGAGGAGGTTGTTTCAGAAGAGGAAGTAGCTTCAGAAGAAGAGGTTGGTTCTGAAGATGAAGAAGTAGTAGTTTCTGGAGAGGGAGATCAAGCTGAAGCTGAAGAAGATGAAGACGAAGGAGATGAAGATGAAGAAGTATTTGAAATTGAAATAGATGATGTAACATATTTTGCAACCGATGAAGAAAATGGAATTTTATATGAAGTTGACAAAGATGGAGAAGTAGGAAAAAAAGTAGGAATTATTAAGGATGGCGAACCGATTTTTTCGTAATATAATATAAGTAAATATGGTAGAATTATGTGCACCGGCATTAATTTATATAGCTTTTTCACTAACTCAAGTAGTTATAGATACATTCAAAGGATTATATAATACTGCATTTTTTAAATTTATTATAATGATTATCATTACATTTTTATTAAATGCATTATGTCAATCAGGAATGTCTATTATATCATGGATAATTGTATTTATTCCTTTTATTTTTATGTCAGTAATAGTTGCAATACTTTTATATGTTTTTGGATTGGATGCTGCAACAGGTACATTGAATTTCAAATGCGATACATGTGAAGATGAAAAAACGGAAAAAACAGGAAATTTAATTTATTCTTCGTCAACATATAAAAGAGAAAATATAGTAAGACACCCACATCCACGTAGATATATAGATACATCGTACTCAGAAACGCCAGTAGAAGAAACGAATGGATATTATAGCGCTCCATCAGGGTCGTCGGATCCGCAATACGAAAGTTTTGAAATTAATAATGAAAATGTGTAAAACTATTTAAAAATTATTATATATTTACTTTATTGTAAATGTTTAAAATAATCTTAATATTTTTAACAGTAATATTTTATAAAATATTAGCAAATAAATTTAAATGTTCAAATTTAGAGAGGATTATGCAAAGTAACATTATTGTGCAATGCAAAGCTAAATTAGTAACTGTAACGTATAATATTATATATTTTTACAGTGTATGCCAAATAAAATGTAATCAATTGTACAATAAAGTTTCACATTATTTAGAGATGTTTAAAACCGAAAATAATTTAATAGATGATATACAAACTCAAACTATAGAATTATTTGATCTCAATACTAACAAAAATACAATTTTTACAGAAACAGAACAGCAAGTATTTGAATTAATTCAATCACCTAATAATTTATTAATAATATCAGACAAAAAAGGTATAGATAAAAAAATAGTAGATAAAAAAAATATAAATACATACAATTCCAGTTTAGAAATATCTAATATAACATTTATAGCATTATATTTGAATTACAATAATGAAAGATATAACATAAATTTAAAGACCCAAAAATTTAATTATTATTTAGTAGAAAATATTATCAATAAACAATTCGTACAATACTATATAAATAATATTTTGCAGTTACCATTTTATTATACAAAGGAAAACATGGCATCATATCAATTAGAATTAATGGATCATGAAGTAAATATGATATCTTTAAATGAAAATCAATCAATTATTATAGAAAAGAATGGATATAGAATTATAACTGATACTCAATCAGAAGATGCAGCGATAGAAGAGACATTAATGGAAGAGATACTAATGGAAGAGACATTAGTTAAAGAAAAAGTAGAATAATTTGTTATATTAAATATACGTATTTAAATTATATTTAATACTATTAATAAAATAATTTAAAAAAAATTGAAGATATATATTTATAATGGTGACTCCTCAAATAGCGTTAACAATGAATTCTAAAAGTAATATGAAAGATGATGCAATCAGCCTTACGAGTACCAGTAGCACTAACAGTAACACTCATAAAATAAAATCACAATGGAGATTGTGGGCTCATTTACCACAAGATCCTGATTGGAGTGTTAAAAGCTACAGATTAATTTATACCTTTAAAACACTCGAAGATGCAATTGCGATAACAGAGACAACCCCAGATCCTTTAATTAAAGCATGCATGTTATTTGTAATGAAAGACGGAATTGCGCCAATGTGGGAAGATCCAAAAAATAGAAATGGAGGTTGCTTTTCATACAAGGTTTCAAATAAAAATGTTTGCGAGGTTTGGAGAGAATTAAATTATGTACTAGTAGGCGATACAATCAGCAACAATTCTTCATTTGTTAGTTGCGTAACAGGAATAACCATTTCACCAAAAAAGAATTTCTGTATTATAAAAATTTGGATGACAAATTGCGATAATCAAAATCCTATGGTCGTCACATCAGAAGTCAAAGGATTATCACATCAAGGCTGTATATTTAAAAAGCATACACCAGAATATTAATTATTAAAATAATATAAACACAAACTAACAAATATAATAAATTAATAAACAAAATTTAAAATTATTTATATATTATTATTTAAATACTATTTCAAATTAAAATATAATACAATGAAATTTCCATTTATTATATTTTTTCGTCATGATAAATATAAAGAAATAGATCAGTTTTTTTCTGTTAATGCAGATAAATTAGATTGTAGCGTATATATAACTAACAATGTTCAAAAGCTAAACAAACTTCACAATTCTAATTTTCATTTATTAATTACTTATGGTGATCATAATGAAGAATATAGTGATTTAATTTTGCAAATTATTTCTGAAAAAATGTCAATAAGACGACTTCATATGAAAAGTATAACAGATGTTACAAAATTCAATAAATATGTTAATATCAAATATATATTAAATTGTTCTTTATCCAGAGAGTTTTTAAGACCAACTTTTTCTCTTTTTACATCATCATTTAACTCATTTCACAAAATTATACGTGTATATAATAGTCTTAAAGCCCAAACTCTTAAAGATTGGGAATGGATAATTATGGACGACTCGCCAGATGACAAACATTTTAGGTTTTTAAGGCTAAATTTTCAGCATGATAACCGCATACGTTTTTATAGACATTCTCAAAATAATGGCAGCATAGGAAATGTTAAAAATGAGGCAGTTAGTTTATGTCGCGGAGAATATGTACTTGAAATGGATCATGATGATGAAATTTTACCATATGTTTTGCAAGATGCATCAACACTATTTGCTGAAAAGCCAGATGTAGGGTTTATTTATATGGATTTTATATGTTCATATGAAAATGGGGACAATCAATCATATGGTGATTTTATTTGTAAAGGATATGGTGGTTATTATTCCATGAAATACAAAGATAAATGGAGATTAGTTTATGTCACTCCAAATATAAATAATATTACATTAAGTCATTTAGCTTGCTGCCCTAATCATCCAAGAATATGGAGACGTAAATTTTTACTAGAATTAGGAAATTATTGTGAATATTTGCATATTTGCGATGACTATGAAATTTTGTTGAGGACTGCAATATCAAGTAAATATAAAATGGCAAAAATACATAAATTAGGTTATATTCAGTATATGAACAATGGAGAAAGCAATTTTTCTCTTATAAGAAATGCAGAAATCAACAGAATAGGACCAAACTATATTAGCCCACTATATTATCAATCATTTGATATACATAATAAAATGAAAGAAATTGGTGCATATGAAGATGAAAAATATGTAAATGAACTAAGTAAGATTTGGTTACGAGATCCTCAAACTTATACTAACAAATATTGTAATTTGTTAGTTAATCCAGATGTAACTTGTCAAATTTGTATTATAGGATATGATAGTTTAATTTATCATTTAGATAAGATTAGAGAATTATATACAAACACAAAAGAAGAAAAGTATGATTTTTTATTGTTAGATAACAAGTGCACAAATGAATATCTTTGGTCAAGATTAGATGATTTAAAATTAGATAGAATGAAATGTTATACATTAATTGATACTCCAAATGAAGATCTTATCAATTATTTTAAAATGATGTACTTATCGACTATAAACTATGAAATAATAAATGTAAAGATTGAAAGACCTGGATATAATACACAATTCAATAATAGACATGATGTTATAAATAGCCTAACAAATAAATCACATACTTATTTGGAAATAGGAGTAGAAAATGGATATACATTTAATAATGTTCATTTTCTAAAAAAAACAGGGGTAGATCCTGACCCAAAGTGCGGTGATAAAAATATATGTAAGCTAACATCTGATGAGTTTTTTGCACAGAAAAATTTAGGTTCTTTAGATGTAATATTTATAGATGGTATGCATCATTCAGATTATGTACTGCGAGATTTTTATAACAGTATAAAAATTTTAAATAGTAATGGATCTATTTTTATAGACGATATTATACCATTAAATTATAATGAACAGCTTAGAATACCACAAAAACATTATTATGAGAACGGAATTTTAAAATATGGTGAAGAATGGACAGGAGATGTTTGGAAGACCATATATTATTTGTTAGTTCATTACAATGATAAACTAACAATTTCATATTATTATAATATTAATTACAGAGGGGTTTTACATATTAAAATTAAAGAAATTTTTGAAATTATAGAAGAAGATGCAGTTAAAGAAATAAACAAAATTGAATATTTTAAAGATTTTAATAATTATTTGCAGTTATTAACAAATAACAAATAATAAATAATTAGTTAAATATAATATTTTTAATTAATTATTATTAATAAATGAAATTAATCATAACAGAAAAACAAAAATTGGACGATCCAACGATTTGTTTAAACATGATTGTAAAAAATGAGTCGCATATAATAAAAAATACTCTAGAAAAACTATGTAGCAAGATTAACTTTAGTTATTGGGTTATTTGTGATACAGGATCAACCGACGATACACGTGAAATTATCATAGAATTTTTTAAAGCTAAAAATATTCCAGGTGAATTGCATGAAGATCAATGGCGAGATTTTGCATATAATAGAACTCAAGCATTAATACGAGCTTTCCAGAAAACTGATTTATTACTTGTATTTGATGCAGATGATGAAATTGTTGGCAACATTGAAATGCCAAAATTAGGAGATACAATATATGATGAATATCATTTAAAATTCGGATCCCCAATTGGTACAGCTTATACACGAGTTTTATTAATTAACAATAAAAAAAGATTTATATATCAGTCTGTACTGCATGAATTTATATGTTGTATAGAACCAACTGTAACAACTAATACAATAATTAAAGGTGATTATTATGTTATTTCTGGGCGTAGTGGTAATAGAAGCAAAGACCCAGAAAAGTATTTAAAAGATGCCAAGATTTTAGAAGCTGCTCATGCAGAAGCATTGAAAGAAAATAATCCATTATTTAAACGATATGCTTTTTATTGTGCAAATAGTTATAAAGACTATGGGTTGTTTGATGAAGCTATTAAATGGTATAAAATAACGCTAAATCAAGAGAACTGGGAACAAGAAAAATACATTTCATGTTTATATATTTATGAATGTTATCTTAAAATAAATCAACAGGAATTAGGGTTTTTCTATTTGATAAAGGCATTTAAATATGATACAGAAAGAGTAGAATGTTTATATCCTTTGTTAGTCCATTACTGTTGCGAAGATCAGCATAGAATAGCTTACAATTATTATTTAAATATAAAAGATTTTTTTGAAAATAAGTATTTGAATACAGATATTGATAAGAAATTATTTATTACTACGGATAAATACAACTTTTTTGTGCCATATTATATGATATTAATTGCGGATAAAGTACAAGACTTTGAATGTGTTGTTAAAATGTTTGAAATTGTATTTACAAAAAAAATGCCAATAATTGATATTTGGCACATTAGAAATTTTTTATATAATTTACAATTTTTTGTTGCACATGTGAAGCCAGAAAATAAAGCAAATTTTATTGCCTTGGCAAATGATTATTTGCATTTTTTATATGATCTAGGTGTCCCATTAAATACAATTGAATGCTTAAAGGACTATGATATACGATTTGGTATAGATGTTAGTTATATTTTCTTTAAAAATGTAGAAAAAAAAATGATCTTCTCAAAAGAAGAATGTAAAAAATCTAAAAATATACTGTTTTATACTGGATTTGCAGACATTGACTGGAATTATTCATATATTAAAAAACATGCACTAGGTGGATCAGAAAAAGCGGTTGCCTATTTATCAAAAGAATTGGCTGCATTATTATTATTAGAAAATAGTTCATATAACGTTTACGTTAGCGGAGTTGTTCAAAACGAAAAGTTTGATAATGTTACATATGTTAGTTTACATAACATCCCAAATTTAATACATGCTATACCATTTAATACAGTTATTTGTTCTAGATATATATCTTTTTTGGAAATATTTAAAGATTGCTCATTTGATCAATTTTACATATGGGGACACGATACATTATTGCTTCATTATGGATGCAATTTAACAGATAAACAAGTTATTTCTAAATGGGATAAGTATATTACTGGGTGTATATGTCAAACTGAATGGCATTCTACTTTATTTAAAGGTTTGTACCCCGAACTATCTAACAAAATATCCATAATAAATAATGGACTAGATATTCAACAAATTATAAGTAGACCGACTACAAATAAAAAACAATCAAATAAATTTATATATTCATCTAGACCAGAAAGAGGATTAGATAAATTATTAGAGTTATGGCCACAAATTTTAACCCATTTACCTGATTCAGAACTCGTCATATCTAATTATGGTGTTGAACCAAATCAATCGATAATGGATATAATACAAAAATATGACAGTGTTAAGTATTTAGGAAAATTGAATACAACAGAACTATATAATGAGATGCAAACTGCTGAATATTGGTTGTACCCAACTTCATGGCCAGAAACTTCTTGTATTACAGCATTAGAAATGTTAATGTCTGAAGTTATTTGTTTATATTATCCAATTGCAGGATTACCTTTTACAATTAAAGATTATGGAATACAAATTGCATGTGGTAATGAAATCGAAAAATTAATTAATTTAACAACAAAAGAAAAACAAGATCTTAGAGAAAAAGGAAAAGAGTATGCACTATCATGTTCATGGGAAAATAGAGCAAAAGAATGGTATAATGTATTATCTTTAAGTAAATATGAAGAGGAAAATAAAGAAGAGGAAAATAAAGAAGAGGAAAATAAAGAAGAGGAAAATAAAGAAGAAGAAGAGGAAAAAGAAAATGTAATTGATATAAAAATAATAGATAGAATTCAATATTTACATGACAATTTATCTATACCAAAAGATCATGTTGAATATTTAAAAAAACTGTGCAAAGATGAGAATTTTTCACCAAATGTAATTTATGATATTGGATCAAATGTATTACATTGGACAAAAGAAGCAAGAATTATATGGCCTAATGCAAAAATTATTGCATTTGATGCAATAAAAACAGCAGAATTTCTTTACAAAGAATATAATTTAGATTATTTCACTGGTGTATTAAGTGATAGTGATGATAAAACTGTAAAATTTTATGAAAATATGGAAATGCCAGGAGGTAATTCATATTATAAAGAAATAGGTCATTCAAAAGCCGAAGAGATGTTTCCTGAAACAAAATACACAAAAAGTAAAACAATTACACTGTCATCCGCTGTTAAAAAATATAGTTATCCATTTCCGGATTTAATAAAAATAGATGTTCAAGGTTCTGAATTAGATATTATAAAAGGAAGCTTAGATGTTATTAATCGAGCAAAATATTTAATTGTAGAATTGCAGCACGAACAATACAATAGAGGAGCACCATTAGCAGATACAACAATACAATTTTTAGAAAATAATGATTGGGAATTAGTTGCTAATAAATTTTGCAATAATGGTCCAGATGCAGATTATTGTTTCAAAAATAAAAAATTTAATAAAGATTTTAAATGGCTATTCATAATACATTTATTGTTTATAAATAATGTTTTAAATGACTATTTTGAGAATTTGAAAACAATATATAATATTGAATATACAAATGATGAAAATTTAATTTATTTTTATAATCCTACAAAAGTGACATTTATTAATTCAATTAATATAAATTTATTAAATTATTGTAATAATAATAATATTGAAGTATCTCTTTTCAATACAGAACCATTAACAATAAATAATCGCTTGCAATATATAATACAAAATTGCAAAGTACAAAATAATATTAAAATGTATGATTATAGTAAATCTAATATAAGAATATTAAATGAAAATGGTATTACAAATACAGAATATATACCTTATGTGATCACAAAAGAAGAAACACAATTTTTGAAATGTAATAATGAAAATACTACAAAAACATATGATTTTGGCATTATTTTACGAGATTATAATTGTGAAAGAAGAACAAAAGTAATTGAATTTTTAACTGGAAATGGATTTACAGTTAATGTCATTTGCAATAAATGGAAAAAAGAGCGAGACGTTGAATTGGCAAAATGTAAAATTATTTTAAATATACATGGCCAATATTTAAATACTCCTTCAGATATTTTTGAACATTTACGATGTGATAGATTATTAGAAGCTGGGTACAATATTTTATCTGAAACAAATTATTATTTAGATCGATTTTATATAGAAAAATTCAAAGAAAATTTACAAATAATAAATTATAATGATTTTTTCAATTTAAAAACCTATAAAAATATAAATTTAACACTAAATAAACACATACAAGAAGATGATATTACAAATACAAATACAAATACAAATACAAATACAAATACAAATACAGTTGGATTTATTATTCTCAGACATGTAAACAATCAACAATCTAACAAATTTTGGCAGCACTCATATGATTGTATTAGAGTTTTTTATCCAGAAAATTTAATATTAATAATAGATGATAATAGTGATTATAATTATATAACAGCCAAGGAATTATATAAAACTACAATTATAAATAGCGAATATCCTGGGAGAGGTGATTTATTGCCATATTATTATTATTTACAAAATAAGTTATTTGATACAGCAGTAATATTGCACGATACTGCATTTATAAATACATATATTGATTTTACTGTAAATAAATATAAATTTATATGGGATTTTCAGCATCATTGGGATCAAATTGAAGATGAAACTAAAATGATAAATTTATTTAATGATCCTGAGCTTCTTTCATTTTATGAAAATAAATCATTGTGGAAAGGATGTTTAAATGGAATGTCTATTATAACCCATGATTTTTTAACCTTACTACATAATAAATACGATTTAAAGTTATTATTGAATGTTGTGTTAAATAAATATAATTGTTCTAGTTTTGAACGCGTAATTGGTTGTTTATTACATAAAATTTATAAAAATCAATCATTATTAGGAGATATACATGCATATAGTATATGGGGAATTGCATTTGATGAAATAGATAACTATCATTTGCCAATAATTAAAATATTTTAATAATCAATTAATTAATTAATAATAAATACATTTTATTATTAATAATTCATTTATCTTTCAGTAGAAAAGAAAAATACTTGAAAAAGTCTGCTATTTACTTTAGTATCTCCAAAATAGTCCATTGACATGTGATAATTATGTGAATTAAATAAAATAAGACGATTATAAATATTACCCACTCGATCTACAAGTTCCCATTTTGTAAAATCTTGTGTAAATCGATCCACTGTTTCTTGGTTTTTCAAAAGGTTTGTATCTTCTTGGCTTCTTGATCCATCAAAAAAACGATAAAATGCAGTACCTGCTGACAATGGTGCATCTGGAGTAAGAAATAATACTCCTGCCCAGTTATTCCACTTATCTGTATGTATCCATGAACGATCACGTGATGTTGTATATTGAAATGCCCCGTTATATATGGCAGTTGCATCAGATAAATCCGGTTTAGGAATAGGAAATTCAGTTATTTTGCCTGCAAATGGTTCCACATATTTTTGTATAATGTTTTTTAAATCTTCAGTAGCATAAGAGATTGTACGCTGTCCAGGATAATTACCTTTTACCGAGAATTCTTGCGTCAAAATATATTTTCTTACATCATTCGCATTGTTATAAAAATTATCAACTATAATTAAACTACCCGTTGGTTTTTTCGGTTTTAAATCTAATATTTGCTTTTGCTTTTCAAAAGTAAAATCATCATTGTCTTTAATATCACTAACATCATCCATTTGATTTATATCTTTTTCATTTACATAAGTCGTTTCGTTTACATAAGTCCTATCGCTTACATCAGATAAATCTATAATTATATTTGATTTATTAAACATTATATTCTATTATAATTAATTTACTTTAATTATATTTAATATATTTTATAATTTATAGTTTAAAACATATCAAAATTAAGTTTGAAATACAATATTATTATTTATTTTACATTAAATCAGAACTTTGTATAGATACTGTCATATTATTGTAGCCATTATTGTAATATTCACCCGAATACAAATCTAATTTTGGTGTTAATCTTACACTATTCGTTTTATTTAAAGCTATTTGACTATCAACTATAACGCCACCTATACGAGAATTGCTTGCCAGACCAGTAACAATAGTACTAAGAGGATTACTGTACGGATTTAATGGACCTACAGGTGATACATCAGGTGGATTTTCAAACCAAACATTTCCATCATATGATGTAATTATATAACTAGTAGAAGTAGGTTTGTTCCACCCTCCTGCAATCCATCTTTTTCCATTCCAGATCACAGAAAAAAAATCTATTCTAGGGAATACTGGAGGAAATTGTGATACAGTCACGTTTGCTTGTGTCCAACCACTTTGACCATCTAATACAGGTGTATAATAAACTTGATAACTTGATGTTGTAGAATCATAATTACCTACGGCAACCCATACAATTCCATTCCATGCTATGCTACGTATATTTGTAGTTGTAACTTGTATAGATCCATTCCAATTAATACCATCAGAAGACCAATATAATTGATTTGAAGTTGCATCGCCACCTGCTAACCATGTAGTTCCATTCCATGCAACACAATTTAAATTTATTCCAGGAAGATTATTCGCCAGAAACCAATTTACACCATCATCTACAGAATATATTATACTTGGAGACCCAAAAACACCAACCGCAACAGTTGTAGATTGTGTACCACCTGGTATTGTTTTAACATCTGTCGCTAAACCATAACAAGTACCTGTATCAGGAGGAGGATTAAGTGTCGCCGAAGGCTGCCAATTGATACCGTCTGGAGAATAATATACATAAGTAGTAGAACCATTAACTCCAGTTACGACCCAATTAATACCTGTCCACACAACAGCTCTTCCTTCACTAATATAAATATCCGAGTTATCAATTGGTATCCATTCAATGCCATCATATGAATATATTATAGTTGTAGTTCCTCCTCCTCCTCCAACAGCAACCCACATTGTTCCGTTCCATGCTGCCGCATAACCAATTGAAAATAAATTATTTCGATCATTACCTAATCCAGTATATTTAATTCCATCCAATGAATATGCTATAGCATCAGTTTTTTTCTGTAATGGTACTTTTTGATCTCCTTCTCCCAAAGAAATAACTGGTTGTTGAATATATGTATATCCTAAATTTTTGTTCCAAGCAACACCAAAAAAATCTGATATTGATATTGTTGGTGGAAGTATTGATGTTGACCAATCAAATCCATTATATGAATAATATATAGATACATTTGATAACGTATTCCCAATCCCAACTGCGATCCATTTGTTACCACTCCATGTAATCCCATTAATTTGATCTGTCGGAGCACTACCAATATTTACTATATCCCAATTTGTTCCATCATATGAATATTGAATATAAGGCGAAGTATCTCCGCCAACTAGCCACATAGAACCATTCCATGCAGCAGCCAGATAAGTTGTAAAAAAAATAGTTGGAGTTATCATATTTACTGAAAACCAATCTAAACCATTATATGAATATAATAATGTTCCCGATCCCGATCCCGAACCAGAAATTTCATCTCCACCAGCAACCCATATAGTTCCATTCCAAACCACAGTATAACAATTAAATTGATCATTTATATTTACTGAATTCCAAGTATCTCCATCAAATGAATATGATATTGATGGATTAGTATTGGCATCCCCACCAGCAACCCATATTGTTCCATTCCAATCCAAAGAATACCCTACAGCTCTAAATGGAATTTGATAAGCTGGTTTCCAACAAATACCATCATATGAATATGCCGCAGTTACATCAAATATTCCATTTCTTGATCCAACAGCAACCCACATTTTTCCATTCCATTTTACACCTCTACCTGTGTCAAAAATATTTGTCGCATTTGTCCATTCAGACCCATTATATGAATATGCTGTAGATGTTGTCTCAGAAGACCCAACTGCTACCCATATTTCACCATTCCAATCTACACCATATCCTGTTTTAAATATATATGGTGGAGTTGATGATGGTGTCGGAATAGTTATCAGATTCCAGTTTTCCCCGCCATCATCTGAAAATAATGTAAAATTAGTACCTACAGCTACCAATCTATTTTTAGGAAAAGTTATCGTGTCTTGTCTTTTTCCATTATAAGCAATTCCATATCCAAATTTTTGTCCTGGAGTTATATTTGGTTTAGATATCCAATTTATTCCATTATTCGAGTATATTAAATTATTAGCGTTTGCTGCATCAATGGCTACCCATCTTGTTCCATTCCAACAAATAGAAAGATATTCTCCTACTATTGCTGGTGGCGGGAATCCAGAAATAATACAAGTGTCCCAAAAAAATCCATCATATGAATAATAAATTGGGATACCTCCATCTCCTGTAGCAATCCACATAATTCCATTCCATTTTATATCATATCCGGTGTTACTAAATAAATTTGTTATACCAAACCAATTTAGTCCATCATATGAATAACCTATTTGTTGCCCTAGAGATCCGGATGAATTCCCTACAGCAATCCACATATCGCCATTCCATGCTATTCCACGTCCCGTACCAAATGCATTTGTTGGGGATGAAACTGCGATCCAATTTAAACCATCATACGAATATACAATTGAATTGCTATCACCAACAGCGATCCACATGTTGCCATTCCATGCTATATCATGAACTATAGAAATATCTGAGGATGAATTTTGTTGCCAATTCATACCATCATATGAATACCACATATTATTTCTACCACCATCTCCTCCTACTATCCACATAATGTTATTCCATGCTACGCAATAACCTGTTACATTAAAGTTAAAAGGGGGCCGCGAAGGCTTCCAAATAATACCATCATACGAATAACAAATCGAATTATCTCCATCTCCTACAGCTACCCATAGTATTCCATTCCATTCAACTCCATATGCAGCACTATTAAATAAACTATTGGAATTTGCTGGAAACCAATTTAATCCATCAGAAGAATATGAAATATCTGGACTAGTACCAACAGAAACCCATCGATTAGGAATGCTAGGACCAAATGTATATATTTGTTGATTATCTGTAAAATTATCTAATTCTGCAACAACATCACCAGTTTTAATAGAAGTCTCATTTTTATAATAAATACTACTTAACTTTAATGTTTTACTAAAAACTTCTTGATTTATGGTATTAATTACAAATGATGGTCCTTGAGCGCCAGTAGATCCAGTTGCTCCTGTTGCTCCTGTTGCTCCTGTTGCTCCTGTTGCGCCTGTTGCGCCTGTTGCTCCTGTTGCTCCTGTTGCTCCTGTTGCGCCTGTTGCGCCTGTTGCTCCTGTTGAGCCTGTTGCTCCTGTTGCGCCTGTTGAGCCTGTTGCGCCTGTTGCGCCTGTTGCTCCTGTTGAGCCTGTTGCTCCTGTTGCTCCTGTTGCTCCTGTTACTCCTGTTACTCCTGTTACTCCTGTTGCTCCTGTTGCTCCTGTTACTCCTGTTACTCCTGCTGCGCCTTGTTTTAAAGATATTACTGTGGAGTATGGTGGAATATATCCAGTGGGTCCAGAAAATCCCGATGCACCTTGTATATAATCTAAATTAAATTGATTTGCATCAAAATATAAATTTTGAATATAATTATTTAATGTTGTTCCTGTTGGTCCAGATACTCCATATGTACCTACATTTAATGGCCTAATTAGTGAATAATTTGGTCCTAATGCTCCTGTCAATCCAGCACCTGGATTTGTAGTAAAAAAACCTTGAGCTGTTAAATCTAAAGTATTATCATATATGTTTCCAGTAGAACCTACTTTCCAACCTAAATTTCCAGTTAAACCACTTGGTCCAGCAGGACCATAAGCTCCCAATTCAAAAAATGCTGTAAATGGTGTTGCTGAACCCGATGCTGTGTAAACAAGTCCATCATTATTTAATCCTATTGTACCTAATTGGGCAACACCAGATACACCTGCTTCATTAATCATGTAAATAGTTCCACCACTCATATAAAGATCACTATAGCATGCACCTGTTGTTCCTAATGTATAATAATTATTTATAGTTGGTATAAAATGTCCACTGGTATAAATTATAGGACCAGTTAATCCACTTAACCCTGCAATATTTTCATCAGTGTATAATGTATCAGAAATATAAAAAGTGGTGCCACTGTAAACAACCATATTTCCATAACCAGTAGGTCCAATATTTACACCAGCGCCTTGAGCCCCAGTTGCTCCAGTTGCTCCGGTTGATCCCGTATATCCTTGTACACCGACAGGTCCAATTGCCCCGAGTGCACCTTGAGCACCTTGTGCGCCTAAAACTGTACTTTTGGCATTACAACAACGTTGTGTTCCTAAATAATTGTTATAACTTTTATAAGACATATTATATATTATATTTTTAAAATATATAATTTAATTTATTGTTTTGTTTTGTTGATTTGTTTACAACAAATCAGAACCTTGTATAGATACTGTCATATTATGTTAAATATTAGGTTTTAATTCATATTTAAATTTTTTAAAGTAAATTATCTATGGTAACGGGAAAGGTCTCTGGTTTTTGGGAACAACTAAAGGAACAGGCATGATAACATTAGGCATTTTAAAAACATTTGCAGTTTTTAAGCATTTTAATTCTGGTGTTAGAGTTGGCGCAGGATTAACTAAATTAGTTGCATTAATTCCAAAAAGGAATGACTCAATATCAGCAGAATTGTAAGATAATGTAGTCCAAGGCAATTGTCCTGGATTTAATCCATTTCCAGCTAATCTAGTGTCATATGCTGTTCCATTTGCACCATTTGCATATAATAACCATTTAGAAGAATCAGTATATTGTTTTTGATCTAAACAATAATTTCCCGGAGTATTTTTATTACGTGTAGCAGCCATTTATATATATTTATAAATTTAATTTAAGAATTTTAATTTAAGAATTTTAATTTAAGAATTTTAATTTGAAAAATTAAATTATATTATTTAAAACTAATTATTTCTTAAAAAGACTGATGGTTTTATTTTTTAGTTGATTAATAAGCTCACTGTCAATTTCATTAACAGTAAATAATTGGCAGATGCATTTGTGTGTTATATAAAATACATGTTGGCTAAACAATGTAATAAAAATTAAATATTCAGAATTGCGTTCAAGATTTTGAATTTCTGTGGGAGTACCAGTAAACTTACTTGTATCAATAATTTCATGTTTAATATCTTCTAAAAGTTGTTTAAAATTTGCATTATCAATCATTCTCTCAATTACTCTTTTAATTCCTGTATCCATATTGGGATCATTGATAGTGTCTACTTCAAATACAGATAATAGTTCGTCGCGATATAATTTTTCACAAATAAGGTGTACATCTTCTATTGTATATTCGAGATCTAAATCTTCTGTTTCATCTTCATCTTCTGCAACATTCAGTTTTGCAGGTTCGGATGCAACCGTATTTTGATCTACTTTTATAACAGGTTCTTCAGACACAGGTTCTGATACAGTCTTTGTTACCTTCTTTCTACCTCTTTTTTTGGGTGCTTCTGTTACTGCTTCTGCTTCTACTTCTACTAGAGGGACGACTTGATCTACTTTTGTATCTGTAGTAACAGCATCTACCTTAACAGCTTTCTTTCGACCACCTTTTTTTTTAGCCGGAGTTTCAGCTAATGCTTTTAGTTCCTTTTCTTTTTCTAATGCCAATTCTTTTGCTTGTTTTTTAATTTCTATTCTGTGTAAATTAGAAATTAATTCATTTTCAATATCACGATATCTAACAACAAAATTAGTGTTATACATTTATATTAATTGATGAATAGTCTTTAAATTAATATAATAAATATTTTCAGTAAACTTTAGGTATTTGATTGTATTGTAATAAATATATATATATAATATAAATGGAAAGTGGTTTGACAATGTTATTACATTCAGTATTTTTAGGATTATTTATATATTTTTTTATGATTTATGTATTAGGACAGAGACAGGTTGTTGCCGAAAATAGAAGTCTATTAATATCAGCATTAATATTGATGTATATGATTATTTTTGGACATGGGTTGCCTACAACTGTAAATAAGGATTTATTTTAAAGATAATATAAACTATTTAAAAGTACATAGTGTCATTATATATCATGAAATATATAATGAATTTTATACAAAAAATTATACAAAAAGAACAACCAAAACAAATGGGTAGATGGAACTTAGAATATTGTAATACAAAATTAAATAATAAAATAGATTTATCTAATGAAGACCATTGCGGACCATGTGGGCAATATGCAATTACAAAAAATAAATTAGAAGATAAAAATATTTATACGATTAATACAAAATAATATAAAATATTAATTTTATCTTAAGCATATTGTCCTGCAGTATGTGTTGTATAAAAATCGCGATCTCTTGTTAATTCTCGTGATGGTACACCTCCACGGATCCATCCTTCAGAAGCCATACCTTCGATCAAATTAGTAGGGTTTTGAATTGTTTGCTTAACTTCCGGGATCAAAGGAGTTGTATGGAACTTCAAATAGCTCTTTTCGGTTAGTCCGGTTACGGTACGCTTGTTAGTGATTGCTTCACCTTGTTGGATTTGGGATTCCAAAATAGGATCAACTGAGCCTCTTCCTAAAAAGGGAACAGTGGCAAAAGGGCGCTGAAATAAGTCAATTCGGCATCGGGGATGCGTTTGAATAGTGCCAATTAGAAGGCGAGAACTGTCGTCGATATTGGATCCACAAATATCGGATCCCATTGTACCAGAATAGTTAACACATGGCTGCGTAACTGCTAATTGTCTAGCCTTGGACATGGTACAATCTTGAGTAAAATAGTTTTGTAATAAGTAGCTGCATGCCTGGGAATTCTCAATTGTATTGATGTCTTGGCTACAACTGTCATCGCCTAGTCTTGAAATATTGTTAAATGCATAATCTGAAACAAAAGCCATTTTATATATTATTAGAATATAAATTTTTGTAAGTTTCACGAAGATTTTGTGAAACTAAAACCAAAATTGTTTCTAAATGTATTCAAAAATTATTAAAAGATAATAAAGATAATAGTATTATAATATTATAATATTATAATATCATTATATGGATGACCAATTAGTTCAAAACATAAACTGTCAAAAACGATTGCCAATTGAAATAATTCATATGATTTTAATATATTTACGTCAGCCACAACATCCTAAATTGTTAGCAGATATTTCCCATTTTTGCAAAACAATGACTATTATAACTGAAAATCATTACAAAAAATGGATTGTTGTAAGAGAATCTATGAGGGGAGAAGATATAAATTGGCTTGAAAATGATCTGATACTATATGCGAATGAATATGCTCCAACAGGAGTTGGGTTGCAGCCTAAATTTAAAGAAATTCTAAGTCGCTTTTGTAACGTTACAAAAGTAAAGAGTATTAATTTTCATAACTATGTGTATTCCAATACACTTTCGCCAAAAAGCAGATTGAATATTTTATGGGGATTATTTACAATTGAAGAGCGTGGTGAGTTTATGAATTCAGCTTTTTAATATTTCCTTCTTTTTGTTTTTCTCCTCTTCGATTTTCTTTTTTTTGATTTTCTTTTTTTTGATTTTCTTCTACCGCCTTTAGATTTAGGATCAGGCTGTAAAAATTGTAATACATTTGTTGTTATAGCAGTGCCTTGTTTTTGAAAAGGGCTTTCAAGTACTGTTTCTGGATCTACTACATCTTTCTGAGTTAATGCTGTTGCAGCTTCATTATATGCTGAAATGTCAGCTGCTCGAATTTGAGCTATTCGTGTTTTTATTTCATTATATAGCGGTCTATTTCTTGATAATTGTTCTAAATGTGTATCAAAATGATCTCTTATTCGTATTAACGAAACAAGTGTTAAATTTTTTACATCTATGAGCATTGTAAAAGTAGGGAAATTACTTAAGCTTCTAACTGTTGTTATAGGATTGCCTTTACAGGATAACCAATTTAATTTGGAATATTCTTGTAAATCAGGTAATTCAGTTAAGCGATTATTATTTATATTTATCGTTGTTATACTAGGAGGTAAAGCTGGTAATTGAGTTATATTATTATCATCTACAGTTAATACTTTTAAATTAGGAAATTCTTGTAAATCAGGTAATTCAGTTATTTTATTTAATTCATTTGGATTTGGAACTATATATTTATTTTGATCAGGATATGTTAAACTCATTATTTGCCATCTTTTTTCATTACCTTGACTATCTACTCCTTCAAAAATGTCTGGATTTATTATTCCTTCTTCAGATACGGTACTGAGTGGTGGTTCACTGAGTGGTATAATGGATGGTATAATAAAAAGTGTTTCTTTATCATTTCTTGGTCTAAATACTCTGTTCTCCATATATATATAAGAGTAAAAAATAACTATTATATATTAAATACTTATTTTTCAAAAAGTATAGAAATAAATGGGTTTTCAATTATATTTTTTTTTTCTTTTTCTGTTAAAAAATGAAATCTATCTAAGGTTTTATTTTTCCACCATGAATAATGAAAACTAATATATAACGGAATATTATATTTTTTATGTATATCATATAATTCACTTATTATATATTCTTCACCTCCTTCTATGTCTACTTTAATTAATGATATTTCATTAGGGTTAATATTATAATGATCTATTATTCCTTGTGGAGTGACTGTTGGAACAATATAATATTCATCTGATACTTTACCGTCATCATAAATTTGACTGGTTGAATCATTCATTTTTGAATTATTTAAAAATAAATTTTTTCCAAATTTAATTTCAGTTTCAGTATTATATACAGCTTTATTAATTGTCGTATAATTATTTTCACAATTATTTTTCATGTTTAAGATCATATCTTTTATCGATTTTTTGTCAGCATCAACTGAATATACATATTTTGATTTTCTACTTCCGTACATGGATGTAGTTCCTATCCAAGCACCTATATCAATAAAAATTTTATTTTTATTTAAAAATTTATCAAAGATATCAAATGTCTCTTTTTCCCAATTAGTATATATATTTTCCCAAAAGCAAAAATTAGGATCTGTTTTGTTTTTTTCTATAAAAAAAAATTCATCGTTTTTATTAATTTTTAAATAATTATTATTTATATATAAATAATCATGATAAATATTTATACTTGTAGATTTAGTGCTACAAGGTAAATGTTTATCAGTAAACACTTTACTAATTCTTATATTAATATTTGAATTAATATAATTTTTATTTATTAAACACATTGTTCTATACGTTGATGCACAATATAAATCATGTGTTTCATTTTCATTTTCATTTTCTATTTCCCATTCAAAAATAGTGTAAGATTTATTATTGTTACATATATAAGTATTTTGATACTTTTTATTTAAATCACTTATATCTAATCCTATTTTATGGCATTTATACTTATCTGACAGTTCAGAAAATATTTCAATAAAATTACATGGCATATTTTCATTGAAATGTATATTAGGATCAGTTAATATGAATTTATCTGGCATTTTATTATACACATCAGTATTATTGCAATCACTTACAAATGGGCCATTATTATGATTGTTTCTAATAATCTTAACGTTAGTAATGTTTTTTAAATATTTAATTGTTTTTTCATCATCCGAACAATTATCTAAAATTATAATATTATTATAATATTCTTTATTTATTTTAAAAATATATCTTAATGTATTTTCGATGTATAAATAATTATTGTAACATACAACTATTATAGGAATGTTCATATATTATTATTATTATATGTTTATTGTTGTTATTTATCGCAATTAAATCAAAATATATCGATAATTGTCTTTTACTCTCATCATGGCTCCTTCTGGAGTAGATTCTTTACCAGAGTACATACCACCATATAAATAATCTGCATATGCACCTTGATCCGATGTAACACGTGTATTTGCAGTTGCATAGAAACGCATCATAGAGTTGTCTAAATCATAATTATCTTTAAGATCACCATAGAGCTGTTTATTTGTATTTTTTATACCAGGATTTAGCATCTGTGTTTGTTTTTTTACCGCTGAATTGATGTCATCGTAAACATCAGGATTAAAACTGGGAGCAGCAGCTTTACGATTAGGATGATCGCCAATATCGGTTAAGAGCACATTACCGAAAGGATTTTTCTTAGTAGTAGGATGAAAATCACTGCGCAAAAGTGTTTCTAAAGTAATTGGATTAGTTGTACTAGAAGAAGAAGCAATAGCACCTGTACTAAAACTTGCAGGATTGTTAACTTGAAATCCTTCCTGTTGTGTTAAAGTTTTAACAATTTTTTCTTTTCTTAATTTGTAAAGAGAGAATACAATGGCTAAGGTGATTAATCCGATAATTATAAAATTTGATTTTTTAGTGAATAAAAAGCCTAAAATAGATAATACAATAACAATTCTGCTAATAGCGTTTAACTTGGCTTCAAATGTTAGGTCTGAGGTAGGCCATAATTGAAATATACTGTCTTTATTGAATAAAATAGTAGGATCATTGGACCAGAATGGAGTTGTCATTATATATATATAAATCTTTAATATTTTAGATTTATATATTCAGTTCTTTATATTTATTTTGTACTAACAAATTATTTCTTCTTTTTGCCTTTTTTAGATGCAGGTTTTGGTTCAGTAAATGGTATTTCAGTGCTTGTAACAGGTTTTGCACCTCTTGGTGTTCTATCTACCTTTTCACCTGTGCTAAATATTTTGATAATCTCTTCTTCTGAAATTGTGGGTGAAGGTTCTGTTAATTTGGTTGCCTGTGCTTTGTTTGCTTGTGCCTTATTTGCTTCCGCCTTCGCTTGCATTCGCTCTTTCATTTTAGCTGCCTTCATATTTTTATTTAATTGTGCTTCCATGGCACCCATATTCATTTTAGCGCCTTTTCCTAATCCAGGAATGCCCATTTGGCTAAACATTTTCTGCATATCGCCCATTCCAGGCATGGATTGCATTTTATTTAAAAGATCCATACCTTCGCTCATTAGTTCACTTTCTTTTATTTCACCAGACTTGATTTTTTCATCAATTTTGTTTCCAATATTTTTCACCATTCCCATCATTTTACCTGGATTTTTAAAAAGTTTTTGAAATACGTCATTTGCATCTTTTGTTTCATTTAAATCTAGATTTAGATCAGATGCAGTTTCTTCTGCTAGTTCCATTGCAAGTTTACCTAGTTTTCCACCCATCATGCTATTAATATGTTCATGAATTTGTTCGGGACTAGGCATATTATCCATATTTATTTTTGGACTGGGTTCCGTATTTTGATCATCATTTGCATTAGTGTTTTCACCTTCTGTGTTAATATTTGTATCAAATAAGTTTTGCATATTTTCAAATGTTTCTTGTAGTTTATTTTTTAGTTCATCTTCATTAATAGCTTCAAATAGTTTTGCAGTATCGCCTAAATCAGAACTGGTATGTACAGATCCGATAACTGAAAATAAAACAAGTTGCAAATATTTCCAAATGGTTGCACGAGTAGTGTCGCTAATATTGTAGGACCATAAAAGTTTAAATACAATACCGGGTAAAAATTCGGTATTTTCTTCGGAGCTTTCTTTAAATATTTCTGAATTTTTATATAAAATATCAAAAAATCTTTCGGGGAATACTTTTACACAATGCCTAAATACGGCTAAACATTCTGTCTCTTTATTTTCAGACTTAGTTGGGTTCCACCAGCGACTAACAATTCCTGCATATTCTGGGAAAGTTGTTAGTATATCAATTATAAAGTCATTAATTATTTTATAAAATTCATCAGGAACTTTTATATCTTCAACAGATTTTGGGGGTTCAGTTTCATTAAACATTATATAGTTTCTATAAAAGAAATATATTTAAATCAAACTAACAAATATATATTTTATTTTAAAAAAGTAATTAAATAAAATATAAATAAAAATAAAAATAAAAATAACCAAAATATAAATAAAAAATATGCAAATGATCTAATCAGTTGCATTAGGTACTAATTCAGAAATCTTACATAAATTTTGGATATATTTCATTGTTTTTTGCTGATTTTCGGGGTTCATTTGCTTCACAGGATCGCGTAATCGATCAATAGACTCCATAATTTTATCAGTATGATTACTTTTTGTCAAATCGCCAGCATAATCTTTTTCAATAAAAAAGTTAATATCTCCAGCAAGAATTCTCTCACGATATGGGTTAGCTACATATTTAATCCAAATTTTTACAATTAGCTTAGGATTAGCTTTTCGGATAGCAATCAATGAATTTTTAGCAGTTAAAATATCCGGATCTTCTGGAAATACATTATGAATATCAGTAATAAATTCTACAAAATGATCGTTAAAAATTGTAAGTAAATTGGTATTAGACATTTTTATAATTTACTTAAATATAATTCTTTAAATAATTTTCCTTAAATAATAATATTTTAAAATTCATCAGTAAATTCCAATGTTTTTTCTAAATATATTTTGGTATCAAGAAATCCTCCAATAAATTGTCTTTTGTCAAATACCATTGGAAATGTTTTCCATTCCATGCTTATCAAGTTCATTATAAAATCTAAAAATGCTTCTTTATTTTCAAGCAGATATTCATCACAATCTACAACCATAAATGGTATTTTAGTTGTTTGTAATAAATCTTTTACTTTTGTACAATTATTGCAACCACTTTTGCTGTAAATTGTGTACATCATATTACTAGGTTTAATAAATTCTACAGTATCATTTTTTTCTTTATCCATTTAAATATATATAATATGTTAAAATGTATTTAAATTCTTTTAACATATCTAAAAATTATTTTATTTATAGTTTGATAGTTCTTGCTCCCGTTTTCTTTGAAGAGCTTCAATACTCATCTCGCCTTCTTTTAATTTATCTCCTTTATAATCATGGTCGTCTTGTGGCAAATGCATTGCTAAATTTCCGGAGTCATTTAATGAGACATAACTGTGCATTTGTCTTAAACCTCCGTTTCCTTTTACACTAAGTTCATCGTCATTTTGATCAAGAAAACTGAAACTATCGGAAACAATCCCTGAGCCAAAAGATCCAAAACTAAATCCGTCTAAAAAGGAAGTGGGTTCCATGTTGTTTTTAGTAGCTTGCTTAACTTGAACTTCTTGAGCTGGTTTTAAATGTTGATAAATTTGATCGCCGTATATAACTTTATAATTTTGATTTAATAAAAGTAGAGCAGGTACTCTGGTCACATTTTCAGGCATGATTATTTTTTGTTCATTTTGCAAAACAATAAAAACTTTGCCATTACTATCCTTAACTCTCTTATCTATGCAAATAAAATGAATATCTTTAGCTACACCAATTTTAGAAACAGTTTGCAACAATTTTTTGGATGGTTCACAAAAATTACTATAATATAAAATACTGCTCATTAAATTATTCCATCTTTAAAAAAAGTTTTCTAAAACGTATAGCTAAATTATTAATTAATATTTCTTAAATATTTGACTGTATGTTTTATAAAACATTTTTATGAAGAAAATAGAAAAAGCGGAAAAAATTGAAATATATTTAATACAATACAATATTAAATATATAACATTATATAAGATATACCATGAGTGCTAAAATTGAAGAATTAAAAGAAAGCGGCGATACTATGACGTTTACCCTTACCGGGCTAGACTCATGTTATGCGAATGGATTACGTCGTGTTATCATTTCAGATATCCCAATAGTTGTTTTCAAAACAACTCCACATGAGGAGAATAAATCGAATATATTGATTAATACATCTCGTCTAAACAATGAGATTATTAAGCAGCGTCTAAGTTGCATTCCGATCTGTATTAAGGATTTGGAAATTGATTTTCAAAATTATCTGCTTGAATTAGATGTAGAAAATAAAACGGACACTATGATAATGGTAACAACAAAAGATTTTCGAATAAAAAATTTGACAACTGGTTCTTATTTAGAGGATAATACTTTACGTGAGATATTTCCTCCATATATTCCTCCAACTGGCAAGGGAGAATATTATATTGATTTCTTAAGGCTAAGACCAAAGATCTCTGATGATTTGCCAGGTGAAAGGATCAAGCTCAATTGTACTTTTAGCATTTCAACTGCAAGAGATGATAGTATGTTTAATGCAACAGGTACATGTTCATATGGATTTACTCCAGACAGAGATGAAATGGTAAAGCAATTAGCTTTGCGCCAAGACAAATGGGAGAAAGAAGGCAAAACAGCAGCCGAAATTGATTTCGAGTCAAGAAATTGGAACCTTTTAGAAGGGTTGCGTTATGTTAAGAAGCAGAGTTTTGATTTCATTGTCCAGACAGTGGGTATTCTTGAGAATACTGATATTGTTGTTAAGGCGTGTCAAATATTAATCGGTAAAATAGACATGCAGAAGCAGCTATTAGATAAGGATGAGCTACCAATAGAAAAATCCGATAATACATTGGAAAACTGTTATGATGTTACATTGGTGAATGAAGATTATACTGTAGGTGTAATACTAAATAATGAGCTTTACGAGACTTTTTACAACCAGCATAAAACGCTGTCATATACAGGATTTAAAAAGATGCATCCACATGATACAGATAGTATATTAAGAATTGCGTTTGTTGAAACTACTTCAGGAAAATCGGCTGTAAAGGAGATCTTAACAACTGTCATTGTGGATGCTGTAAGAAAAATTGAAAGCGTGATCGATTGCTTTAGTGGAAAACGTAGGAAATAGATTGTTTCTTAAATTTGGCCCAATGTTAAATATAATAAGTTTTTAAAATAAACGCCTAAATAAAAATAAAAAATTAAATTATTTTTATTTAACAAATTCAATCATCATTATTTAATGTAGTATTCAAATCATCATCATCATTTGACTTTAATTGAGGATGAATACTTTCAAAAAATGCTTCGAAGAAATTAAATATAATATAAAATATGTTCATCTATTTATTATATTAATTATATATTTTCTTTAAATTGTTTTTATTATTATATTTAAACATTTTCATCAGCAGCTCTAATCGTATCTACATTCTGCTTCCTTACATGGAAATTTAAACTGTGCATTAAAAGCGATGGATGCAAACTATTCACATATTTTTGTACAACAGTGTTAGTTACAAAAAGATTATTTGGTTTCAGATCATTCATATATTGCTCATGAATTTTAAACATATGTGTCCGATATTGCGACCCAAACTCCTTTAAAGGTCTCTCTTTTCTCACATAACATGCTAAATAATTTTGATGCAATGTTCCCGTAAACATGTGCACTTTATCTCTACACTCTGAAAAATCCTTCTTGTTCTCCGGATAATACTTCAAAAATTCCGGCAACTTCCCCTCACTTCTTAAATGCAAGTACTGATATTGCAGCTTCGTTTGATTGCCTTTTAGATGTCTCACCTCTTCATAAATCGGATTTCTTATTTTGGTGCGTTCATTTGTAATCATATTTTTAATAACAATCCCCATGATATTATAAGGCGTATTTGCCGATGCAAACTTCTCAATCAGATCTGAATATGTTGCAAATTCATATACTTCTGGAAAGCGAATAGTTGTCTGTAACCATTGACCATTCGTTCTTACCGCGGAAATATTCTGTGGTATCACTCTTATAACCCGATCTTCTAAATTTCCTTCACTAATAATTTCATATACTTCTACCAAGTATAGCTGTGGTTTAGAAAAAGGCACTACAATTCTATTATCGGGATGCTGCAAAACAAAACTGTAGCAAAAACGTCGATTTAACGTCTCAAGATTGAAATTATTTTCTCGACAGGCCTCTTCAAACATGGTTTTAAATGTTTTACCTTCTTTCTTCTTGTAAAAAGACACATCTGCATCTACTGTATTTCTAGTTGCTATCTTCCAACCAACTTCCTCTGACTCATAAAACACATTGATCATGGTTCCCTCGACAAACTCTTGTGCAATAATATAATCAGACTTTGTCTCGTATTTTTTTATAAAATGATCCGCTGGAAGAGACTTTGGAGGTGCACAACTAACAACTGTATTTTCTGAATTAATAATCACAGATCTGAGAAGACCATAACTTGGAATAAGATCTACTGTCAAAATATCCTTATTATATCTAACAATTTTGTATTTTTGATTTGATTTAGTAGAATATTCAGTTACTGTGTAATAATTAGAAGGTGTTTCTGAAGTAGAACAACAATAGCTGAAATTTAAACCAAGGATATTTTTAAACCCAGGAATATCTGATAAAGTGTATAAGATTTTCATTTAGTCTTAGTTTAATTGGTAAAATGTCTTTAAACTGATATCATATATTTTATAAACATTAATTTAACAATTATTTAAAATGAGTATTAAGTATTTATTAAGTAACAAATATAGATAAAAAATTTCTATTATAAATATAAGATAATGACAGATATTAAAGACGTTAGCGAAGAAATGAAATTAAATCCTGTTTCTGCTTTATCTGAAACAGATATTCAAGATTTACCTTTAAAAAATAAACCAGCAGAAGATGCTGCAAATAGCGACAGTGAAGAAGAAAATGAACAACTCGTTAAAAAAACATCTGTTATACTTAGATTGGGCGATGTTATTGTAATTAAATCTCCAACAAATGAAATTCTAAATAATAATACATTTCTTATTGAATACATCGATCGTGAAAAAATTAAAATTGTTAATGCTGAAAGTTTCGATAAAACACAATTACGTATCAATAAAAATGGGGTCATCGGCGACGGTAGTATTACTGAAATAAAAATAATCAGCAGTAATCCTAATCGCGGATATGCCAGACAACACGATCTTCTTACCGGAACGTGGATTAATATTTATTTTGGCGGCGATGTACCTCTTATTATTACAGGTCAAATTACAGATTTAGAAGAAGATATGATTGAAGTTAAAACTATTGATGATGAAACAATATATATTAATTTTGCATATCACGGTATCCCAGAGGACCTACCTATTGAAGCATTTGAAATCAGACAACCTCCTGAACAACCAAAATTAGGAGTAGAAGAATTGGCTGCAGAAGATCTACAAAATTTAGAAGAAAATGAGTTTGACCAAGATGAAGATGGATCTGAAGAAGGAGAAATTATAGAAAAAGGTGAAAAAATACCTATTAAAAAGATTAAAGCAAACGTGGAAAGACTTATTTTTAATGCCGATGACATTGTGTTTGGTGAAATAATGCATATTCAAGAACAAGTTGAAATTGATAAAGATAAATACAGGTTTGATATTGAAACCCAAACAAACGACTTATTAGAAGAAATGATTTCCACTATTCCTAGTATAAAACGAACTAACAATGTTTTAAATAAAATTCACATCATGATTACTCGTTTTATTCAATTACGTGAAATGTCTTCTAATTTTGACAAGAATAAAAATGTTACCGGGTTCATTCATAAAACCGCGAATGATCGTCCTCTTGCAGACTATTTATCAGACTTTAAAAATAACTTGTACTGGATCTTGATGGTTGCCAAAAATGTTAAAAAAAAATATATTGTTGATGAAGGCAATTCTTATGAAAGAACTGGAGACATTGAAATTATACCCGAAAACCAGAACTTATTAGAAATGTCTAGTTTATTTAGAAGATACAAATCTAATGAAGGCATTGAAGGTCAAAATAAATATTCTGGTCTTTACAGTGCATTAAATCCATACTTAACTCCTTTTTCTTCTGAAAATATGGAAAATGCCAGTGTATTTAATTCTGAAAATAACATTATTATTGAAGCCCGTGTTAATTCTAATATTAATGCTATTATTGATAATTTAGGTGATCTATATTCTACTGTAGATATGAGAGGGCGAGACACTTCTAGAAAATTTGTTATTCAAAAATACAATCTAGGTTTAGATAAGCTACATGTTGAAAATGGCATCTTTAAAGGTCCTAAAATGGACGCTGTTCGTGTCAAACTAACAAATAATGACGAAATTGCAATCAAATCTATTGTTACCCTTCCAGAACCTACTGTACAATTCTCTCAAATTAATTTACCTGGATCTAGTTTGTTAGTTAAAGCAAATCTTAACTTGCATTTCTTAAATTATTGGCAACTATTGAAACAAACTACTGCAGTTATGCCAATCGAAATTGATGGATTAGACAATGAACTAGAATTTAATGACGGCAATTTTGTTGATAATATTAAAAATTATATGTTAAATCTTTCTGAATATGAAATGCCTGGAGGAGTTAAACTAACAAATTTAGAAGTTTACAATCAATTCTTAAAAATTATTGTTCCCAAAATTATTGTTCTTTTTAATCTTGTTAAAAAATACATCAAAGGTAAATTATCTATGTCGAATTTGATCACTTATTTAGAACCATTTATGATCTATTCTGATGATCTTACCTACATGAATTATAAAGAAATCGAAAAATTTATAAAAGAAAAAATAAGAGAATATAATTCAAAGTATGTTGAACATAGCAGAGCATTTTCTATTATTAAATCATTAAAATCGCCAAAAAGAACACCTCCTATTTTAGTTGAAACTCTTAATAATAATCCTGCAATTCAAAGAAGTGTTTTTGACGCATATGATTATCATTTTTCTCCTGAAAAAAATATTTCAACATCAGAATTATTAAAAAAAATAATTTTGACTGATTATGGAAATTTATATAATACAGCAGTTGCATTCTCTAATTTAGCTCTCATGTACCCTACTGAATTAAACCCCTTGTTTGAATCTGATAAAAATGCTATGAAATCTAGTTTAGAAAAAGCTCTTGCAAAAGATAACTGCACTTCTTATGTTATTGCAAAAAAATATTACAACAAAGAAAAACTCGAATTAGATAATGATAAAATTATTTATTTTGATAGAGAATATGATACAACCGACTATGATATGATTAATGAACAATTCAAAAAAGAACGCGATACATTATCTCCCGATGAACTTGAAATATATATTACAGAACAACTTAAAAAGAAATATAAAAAAGAAGAACGTGATGCCATGTATTTGGCTGAAACCCTCGTTAATCAAGCCAAGAAGGTACTTGATGGACAGTATGCAATCATTTCAGTTGAACCACAAATAGCCGAAAATCTAGCTGAATTAGAATACTATATCCGGCAAAATAATACATGGGTTAAAGCCGAAGAAGTTGATCCTAAATGGTTCATTCAAGAAACCGATATTTTATGTAATATTAATCCAACATGCATTTATAATGCGAAAAAAACACCTGATGAAGCATGTGAAACCATAGAGGTTTCAAAAGAAACTATGGTATCAACCGCTCTAAAAGAGGTTATGAAAGAATTCGATAAAAATTATCAAATTTCTAAAAGTGAACTAACAACTTATGTGCAAAAACATCTTTCTTATTTTGAAGACATCATGACACGTCTTGAAGAATTACAACAAAACGCATTTTACAAATATAATAATCAAAAATACGAGCTAGGTCTTTCTATTTCAGAAAAAGTAGCGGAACAAAAAGTCAGCCCATATATGAAAATATGTAACCTTATTGTAGGTCAATCTGACTTCGTTAAACAGCAAAATGATATCGTTTTATTTGCCGACAAATTTTGCAGGCATGGTGATCCAACTTTACCCAATGTAAATGATAATGAAATGGAAAATGCTTGGTGGTTTTATTGCAAAGAAACAGATACAAAACTCATTCCCGCATTTCGTGTTATTCTTGCAAGAACTTTTGTTAGGAAACCTGAAAAATACGAGAAAATAATGGAGACTTTAATAAAAACAATTGGTAAACTGGGTGACAATGGCGATGCATGGGTTGATGAACATAGTGGTGAAGTTATTCGTTATATCGACTTTGATGTTAGCGATGGTTACAAAGATGGATTTAAAGATGTTAGTAGAAGTATACTAGAAAAAGATGCAAATGATGTCTCTATTGAACAACATAATGAACGTGTTTCTAAAAAAGAAAAACGTTTGTCTCCTGAAGGCCAACTAGTTTCTAATATTATTGTTTCAATTACATCCAATATGGGTATTAATCTCGATAAATCTTATGATTATATTATTAAAGTTGTTACTGAACTCATGAACGATGTAAAAGTAATTGAAAAAGAAGCCGCCTACAAAGAACGTGAAAAAGAGGCCGCTAAAAAGGGGAAAAAACTACCAGAGTATATGATGGTTTATAGTTCTACTTTATTATATTTATCACTCGGTATGATATTAATTGCCATACAGACTAGTATTCCATCGATCAAAACCAGAAAGACATTTCCTGGATGCGTACGTTCATTTAATGGATTTCCACTTGAAGGAGAAGGGGACGACTCTGGATTAAATTATTTGGCATGTATTGCATATAAATATAAAAATCCACATACTGTTCCATGGAATGCAATAGCTAAAACTAATTTAGAAAAAATGACTGCAACTTTAAAAGCATTTACAATCAAATATTTATTACCATATAATGAAGTAACTCAAAAAATTAAAGAGAAGGTCGAATATTTATTGTTAAATCCTGAGAAAAATGATATACCAACAGAGCATTCATTAACTTATTGGACCAATTTTTTACCACCCTTAAAACCATTCCATATTAAAGGGCTTGTAAATATTAGTGAAGGTTTTGAAGATGAACTGAAGGCTGATCTTACTTCAGGTAATCCTAAACAGTTTGATAAATTGTTAGTTATTCAATCTAAAATTACACAATTTTCACTTGCTATACAAGAAGACATACAAAAAATAGTAGAAACAAAAGATCTATTAATGAAATCATCTGGTCAACCATTTATGATTAATGCATGTTGCAATGAAGGTAATACCGATATTTTAACAACGCTTCAATATTTTATCAAAGAAAATCCTAATATTGAAATAAATAACCAAATTGTAAGAGAACTTACTTCCTTATTAAGAAGCAGTAATAAACTAACAGAGAGTGCAATCATGTTAAGCGAAGTTGACACAAAGCGTATATTTCCTGATATATCTAATGAATTTAGTGATGAAATTATTTATAGAGCTTTCATTGGTTTATGCAACTTTCAATCATCCATTCCATTAACAGAAGATTTGATTGCTATTTGTATAGACAAGCCCAACTATTTATCAAAATCAGATAGTATTCAAGAAAAAATAGCTAAGTTAAAACGCGATGAAAGACATTATACAAAGAATATGTTTTTACGGTTATTTCAAATTGTTTGCAGACATAATATTATTAATATATCTTTATCGTACACTACTCCTTCTTGTTCTGAATTGCTAAGAAGATTATTGGTCAAAATGGATGATGAAGACGAACAAACAGTTGCCAAGGCTTTAAGAGATAAGTTAGAAACACTTTTGGATACAATTGATGTGTCTCTAAAAGAAGATACTGATGATATGAAACAATTAAAAAATTATCTTGCTAAATCAAATGATAATATGCGTAAAGAATTTGTTAGTTTTATTAAACGCAAGGCTAAAATAAGTGGATCAGAACTAAAAAAACTAACTTCTTTTCTTGAAAATATATCTGTTTGGCAATTTGATGTTAACAGAAGAAATGATAATATTAAAATTTCTGATGATGCGATGTATAATTATATAAATTTTAACAAAAATTTTATATCTCTCTTTTCAACAATATTTCCAACAATGATTTTGAATAAAAAAATACACTCATTTTCATCACATAATTATTGGAAATTTGCTCAAAGTCATAATATGGAGTTAAAAGAAGACGTGCAAGATTATTTGAGACCCTTGGAGAAATTTTACGGTAATATGGCAATTAATAATATTGTTTCTGAAATACAAGAAAAATGTAAAGGTATTCTCTTATTGTCTCAAGTTACACCTGTACTAACAAATACCAAGGTGGCAGATCAAGAGCTATATAATGTTTTTGATAAAAGAACAACTACCCTTCTTTATGAATATTATATATTGCAAATATTTACAGAATATATTAATTTGACAAAAGATCCTGTAATGGCTTCACAAATGCTTAAACCTGTACAAGCAGAGAATACTTCACTATATACAAGTGACTTTTTAGTTGAACAACAATTAAAATTTGCCGAGACTGAGGATATATTTATTGAAGGTAATGTTGACAAATTACAAGAAGATACTGCTAAATTATTAGCGACATATTTGTCAATTATGATGCAATCCAAAAAATCAATAGATATTTCTTATGACAAAGTTGATGATATAATATTTAAATTAAAAGAAGCAGAAAAATATACATTTACTGACAGACTGCGAGATTTAGATGATGAACAAAGAGAGGTTGAAAATGTTTTGAAAATTTATAAATTAGGCGTTTGGTCGACCGGATTGTCTAAAGGAATTAGAGAATATGATCCAGAAAACTACGAACATGAAAAGGAAGTTTCAAAACGTATTGCAGAAATCCAAAATGGTTTAAGAAAAAATGGAGCAATTGATGAAAATAACATGGATTTAGATTTAAATGATGCTTTAGAAGACATGGAAGCTCAAGATTTTGCAGATGCAGATGAATTACAGATGGCTGATATTGGCGAAGATTTTGATAATGGAGATCCTTATAATGAAGAATATGAAGAATAAATAGAAAAGTAAGAAATTTTTTATAAAAGTTTATATTATATATAATTTATATGTTAAGAACATTTATAAGAAATAACATAACATTGTCTGCTATAACCTTATTTATAATTATTTTTGCTGCTGTTCATATTGCAAAACCTGCTTTTTTATATAAACAAGATGGTAGTATTAGAAATTTTGGTATTGGAACAAAAAATAAAACAATTATGCCTGTATGGTTATTTTCTATCATTTTAGGAATTTTATCTTATTTGTTTGTTTCATACTATATAGCATATCCCAAAATTCATTAACAAAATTCATTAACAAAATTCATTAACACAAGTACTATAATCTTGATCCTCTTCCAGAATAATAAAAGGAAGGACCAATAATAATGTATTCAAGGCATCTATTATTATCTTTAAACATTGTTAGAGAGACACATCCGTTTTTTTTCCGTGGCATGTATTTTATTTTTGTATTCATTTTTCTTAGACGCCTTTTAGTTAGTTGTTTCATGTATTTTCCATTTCTCAACTTATGAAAACCGGTGTATTCTAGAATTATATTTTGTATATCAACAGGTAAAGGAACTGATAGTAGAGGAATTAAATTCATTTGTTTAATAATATTAATACTTAATTGTTTGTATTAATATTATATTTCAATTTTATAAATGAACTAGAATATAAAATTGAAACATAATTATATTTTGTTAGCATTTGTATTATAATATTTATTAATCTAACAAAAATGTCGATTGAATTTATTGAAGTATTTGAAGATAATGAAATTTATACTTTACAACAGTCTCCATTAAAGATAAATTTTGATGAACTTTGGGCTTTGCGTCCTACGGTACCGCAGCAATGCAAAATATTTGGTAAAACAATCGATGTTCCAAGAAATTATGCCGTTTATGGTATATCATATGATTTTGCTGGGCAGCGAAATGTAGGTAATGAAATTATCCCATGTTTGGAGCCATTTCTACAATATGGCAATTCTATTTTAGTAAATTGGTATGAAGATGGATCAAAATATATAGGTTATCACAGTGATGATGAGAAAGGACTTGTAGGCGAAGTATTTGGATTTTCATATGGAGCAGAGCGTAAATTTAAATTCCAACACAAAAAAACCAAAGAGATACATGATTTAGTACTTGAAAATAATTCATTGATTATCATGAAAGAAAACACGCAGGCAAATTATAAGCATTCTTTGCCGGCAATGAAAAAGATAAAAGAGCCGCGAATTAGTATTACTGTTAGGACAATTATAATTTAATAAATTTAGTTGGAATGGAATTAAATAATATATATTTAATTATTTAATACTTAAAGACAATTTAGAAAACTAATATTATACACCTTTTATTTTTTATTTCATTCTCTAAGAAATCGTATAAACCGTCGAATTATTTAATTTCTCCCGCTCTTCATTCGCATTCTGTTCCTTTGTATATTCATCATACTCCGCCTTAATACTATTCACATCTCTAACACATCCTCTTGTTTCCAAATTATAATACACAATTGATGACACCAATATTGCAGTATATACATACCAAAATACCTCTCCAACATTATCTCGGTATATAACTAGATCTAGTAATTGTTGTTTTCTTGGTATCTGTGTTTTTGGATCATCTCCCAATCCCGCATTATACATACCCGGCTTCATTAAAGGTTTCATCTTATCCCAAATACTTATAAAATTATCCGGAAACATTTGATTTATTAATATAGATTTATTTCCACAAATCTTCATAATCGCTTCCGCTGCATACTCCAACTCCTTCTTCTTTTCTGGAGTTATATTTGGATCCTGTATCGCTTCATTTATATCTGTACTTATTAAAATCTCTGATAACAAATTATTCGCACTTTTAGCAACAAAAAAATAACCAATCACATTTGAAAATACACTTTTAAATCCTGGAAAAGCAGACACCAACGCCATCATCACTCCAAAAATTAATAACCACGGTACCAATGTATAAATTATTGCTGCACCTACATTTTTACCAGCAGAACCTTTACACTTATTTATCAAATATGAAATATTTAAACTTAATTGAGTACATATTACTATTAATAAAAATAAACCCATTTTATACATGCAATCAGTATAATAATTAATAATATCATTTTCTGTTAGTGTTTCCAGACCATCTTTTCCTACTTTCAATTTTAACTCTGGTTTACCAATTATAGGGGTAGAAGATACAAATAACAATGTTGTAATTATAAATAAAAATAACGAATAATTAGAGATATCCATATATAGATAATTGGTATAATTTTTTTAATTTTTTAAGGTATTTATTAAGCGATTTATTAAATGATTTTTTATAAAGCACTTTTTTATAAAGCAGTTTATTAAATGAATTTTGATAATAAATATGCTAAACCTATTTTAACTGAACCAGGAGTAAAATACTTCTTAAATGAAACTTTAAAACAATGTCACCATTTTAAAGAAAAATACAATAATATGATGTTTAATATTGGAATAACAATCACATTTTTCATTATTTTAGGGATCCTTTTGTTATATAAATATAAAGGCAAACTAACACCCGAAGAAATGGAACAAAAAGAAACCGATAAAAAACAATATATTTTATCTAAAATTAAAAATTACCAAGAAACAAAACTTAGAGCACAACAACAATTAATTACTGGATTACCTCATTGGGAAAATGATCTAGCAAATAAATATTCTTTTTAATATGTCATAATTATATAAGAATAAATATAGAATAAATATATAAACATAAATTATAATGAGTGATAATTCAATGTCTGAAAATCAAATACTTGAAAATACTGCAGCCGAAAATCTTATGCCTAGACCCGGACCTGAAGATGTCTCTGTAACCGTATTGCCTGATCAACCTAATAATTCTGATGCAAACTCTGACGAAAACTCTGACGAAAACTCTGACGAAAACTCTGACGAAAACTCTGAAGCTAAATCTGACGAAAACTCTCGATCAAAAGTTAGCTCTAACTCCACATCAAAAGTTCGTTCTGCATCAAAAGTTAGCTCTAACTCCACATCAAGGGTTAAGACTACTATCGATGAAGCCTTAAATGATTTCTATAAACTTAAATCAAAATATGAATCCGATTATCAAGAAAAATATATTAAACCTATATTACGATCCGCTGATAAAAGTAAACGTGAAAAACGTCTAGAATACCAAAAACTTCCAAAAGCCGAATGTGTTAATTGTAAACGAAATGTTGGTACAATATTTACTATAGAAATAGATGAAACTGAATATTCTAGAACATTTACTGCAACTTGCGGAGATTTAGATGATCCATGTCCATTAGATATTAATTTCGATTACACATTTCGTAATGAATTAAATAAAGAAATATTAGATGCCGACCATGATATAAGTGAAATTAAAAATAAAATTATTATTGATAAAAATAACATGATGTTTGGTTACGTCGACCAATCAACAGCTATCGCTAGTTTTAATGCTAATACATCAGAACTAAAAACTATCACCGAAGGCGCCGGTTTCATAATGGATATCAATATACAATTAAACGATAATCCTGTTAAAAAAGATTTAATTAAATCTAGTGAAGATAAATTAGGTGTTGAATTTTTGTTGCCATTTAAAGATATGATTAAGACATTTGATCAAACCGGTAATACTGAAGTATTAAACAAAGCTGTCAAATTTTATGTAGACGAAATGGTACCACTAATTACAACCATTCGAAATCTTAAATATGAAGTTTGTTATGTCGATTTTGTTGAAAATAAAGATCTAGAAGATAAAACTGAAAAAGGAGATATGAATTTTTTAATACAAAAGAAAAATAGTCTTTATAATTTAGAATACACATTATATGGCAATGATGAAGTAAAATCATTTGTTAAAGGTATTAGCGGCCCTGGACGAGCTAAAACACGCAAATTGCATCAAGAACCCGATCAAATACATAGAAAGACACGTAAATTAAGACCCGTTATTGAATTAGTAGAAGAGGTAGAAGAAGTAAAAGAAAATGTACCTGTTATACGTCAGAAACAAACAGTTGGCGAATTATATCCTGAATTGTATAAAAGAGTAGAAGGCGAAATCATGCCTAACCGAGGTCCAGGTGGTTGGTATTGGGAGAATGAAAATGGAGAAACTGATATGGCATATCAACGAACATGGGATGCATTATCACCTGAATACCAAGAAATTTTATCTCAAGATGAAGCATGGATGAAGAAAACTATGGATCATTTTGTTGAATTTGATAACCTTAAAAGAGCCAATAAAGTACCATATATGTCTAGTAGAGAATTTATACATCCAGATGATCTATTATTGCCACCTCAAAAGATTGGTGAAAATGAATACGATTACGGTAATCCTGTATATAATAAGTTATTAAATGACGGTAGACCAGGTATCTGGTTAACATTTTTACCTAAATCTGATGGTAAAAAATCAGCCAAAACATCTGAAAATACAGTTTTGGAAAAAAGATTTCCTGATTATTATTCTAATGAATATAATCCATATTTAGAAGCGATTGCATCCATTTTAAAAAATCGATTTAAGTTTTCTAGATTTTAAATTTTAAATTTTAAATTTAAATAATATTATTAGTTTAAAAATTATTTAATTGTTAATTATTAATTATATTTATATTAATGAATTGTATTTTTTGTTGTATATTCAATCAAGAAAAATATATAGATATGTTTTATCTTCTTTTAGAAAGTATATTTATTTATGGAAACTTAGATTATAATACAAATATATTAGTTTATACATCTACATTATTTATGGACATAATAAAACAAAGTCATTTGTTCTGCAGTGAAAAAATAAAGTTTGAGATAAATGATACATATAATACTATTGATCTAGCCTGTAAATCAAGACTAGATTTGTTTAAATTATCTTCTGTAAAAAATTATAATAAAATACTTTATTTAGATACTGATATTTTAGTAAAAGATGACATTTATAAGGTATTTAATGTTTGTAAAAAAGATATTTTATATGTATTAGAAGAAGGAAAAATAACAGATAATGATAATTGGTATGGAGGAATAAAACTATTTGGTGATGAAATTAATAATTATGATGATAAAACAGCGTTTTCTAGTGGCATATTATTGTTTAATAATTGTGAAAAAATAAAAGATTTATTTAATAAAATTAATCAAGATATTGTTAAACGACCTTTTTATTTTACTTGTTACGATCAACCATATATAGTATATAATGCTTTCAAAAATAATTTATATGATAATAAACTTTTAAAATCACTCGTTGTAAATAATAACAACAATATTTATAGTGATAAAGTTATTCATCATTTTCCTGGAGGACCTGGAATTTATCAGCATAAAATAGATTGCATGACTATTTTTTTGAATAAAATAAAAGATTTTTGCATAAATAATAATATTAATAAAGCAAAAACATATATTGATGAATTTTTATTACCAATTATTTATAATTGCGGTGAATTATTAGAAGGCAATATTTTTATGTTACACCATACAACTACATATACTGATATATATTTAGATAAAACTAAAAATCTATCTAATTTGTTATTAAATAAAAATATAAAAAATGTAATAGAAATTGGATTTAATTCAGGATTTTCAACATTATTAATGCTTTTAACTAACCCCAATGTACATGTAACTTGTTTTGATTTAGGCGAACATAAATATGTATTACCTTGTTATGAAAAAATAAAAGAAACATTTGGTCATAGGATAGATATAATAATTGGTGATAGCACAAAAACTTTACAAGATATTCATGATGTTTACGATTTGATCCATATCGATGGAGGTCATTCAACACAAGTTGCTACTAGTGATATTATAAATTCTTATAGAATATCAAAAAAAGGAACAATACTAATAATGGATGATTATAACTTTCCTAATTTGCATGAATTATGGGATGTTTATATTTATAAATATAATTTAAAAAAATTAAATATAAATTTATATGATTCTCCACATCATGATATTAAATATGTTATATAAATTTCTTCAAATTATAATATATATACATTATTTATGTTTACCAAATATATTTCTATACCCGTCTTTTTAACTAGTTTTATTATCGGACTTATATTTATACACTTTTTAGGACCCGACACAAAAACTATATATAAATACCCTTCCCCCTCCAACTATAAAGACATTTTATACAAAGATAAAGTTGACCAATGTTTCCAAATTAACCTAGCTAAAAGCGAGTGTCCTATTAATCCTCTTGCTATTAAAACTGTTCCCATTCAGAGTTAATTTTTTTTATATTATAAAATATATACATAATTTATAACATAATGTATCTATCCAAATTTGTTCACTCCGAAACCGGCAGATATATAATGTCCATTTTACTTGGATTTGGATTAGCCACTTTATTTAGACAAGTTTGTGTCGGTCCTAACTGTACAACTTATAGTGCACCCCCTGTTCAAGAAATTGACGATCAAACCTATAAATTCGACAATACATGCTACAAATTAAACAAAAATGCCGTAATTTGTGACTCCACAAAAGAAATTTTCTCTTTTTAAAATCTTTTGCGTAAATTATTATTTCAAAGCATATTTATATAATATATAATATGACCGATATTAACACAACTAGTATCAATGATTTACCCACTGACCCAATGGGCTCCAATGCTAACAATATTTCAATGATTGCCAGCGAAAAACCTTCTACCATGCCTATGCCTCCACAATCCACTTTAGCCCTCGATCAATCCACTATTAGTCAAATCGTTAATGGTCTACAACAAGCCAGTGTTGCAGGTGCTACCATGTTACCTAGCAGAGATATTCCTCAAAATACTCAAGGACATACTCAAGATGCATATATTAAGCCTAATTATATACCTCCTCCTAATCATACTGATTATATTAACGATACTCAAGATACTTCCGAATATATTAACTCTTATCAACGGGATCAACATATGAAAAATTCTTTAGATTCCATTTACGATGAAATTCAAACACCATTACTCATCTCTATTTTGTATTTTTTATTTCAACTTCCTATTATCAAAAAAACACTTTTTAAATATATACCTTTGCTATGCCATAGTGATGGAAATTATAATCTTAATGGTCTTCTTTTTTCTTCTGTTGTCTTTGGTCTACTCTTTTTTTCACTATCCAAAACAATGAAACAATTTAACACATTTTAAAATAACTTATTTATCTAATATCTAATATCTAATATCTAATATCTAATATATAATATTTAATAAACTAATATTTCATTATATTAAATATTATGTTCGGGTTTTTAGGTGAAATATCTATTATTCAAGCTGATCTCATAAAATCATTTGCCATATTTTATCTAATTATTTTTAGTAATACTGTTATGGGCCTTTTTACTTGTCATCAAATCACCCTTTTACAAAAAAATAAAACTATATTATTGTTTATTGCCTTTTTATTATTTTATTTTTTAGTTACACTTGTTTCTAATACCGGCTTTTTAGAATTTGTACCACCTATGCAGAAATTAATATATACTTTTATGTATTTTATTATTTTCTTAATAACAACTCGTCTAGATTTTAGAGTTATGATTATTGTACTTATTTTAGTATTTATAATCTATTTTATTGAGTTGAATAAAGATTATTATTTGGAATTAGGTAAAAATATACATAATAAAAATGATAAATCTCTTTATAGTCACTATACAAAACACTGGATTACTCTTGATTACCCATATAAAATTCGTTTTTTTCCTATTCAAGATGAACATTTTAAAATTATCAATGAAATAGAATATATTTTGTATATTTTTATTTATATATTATTAATTTTAGGGTTAATTGCATATGGAGGAGAAATTAAAGAAACTCTCATCCGTAAAAAAAACTTGACATGGATTGATGTTTTTACTGATACTGAAATATGCAACTTAAATGAACGAAAATCATTTATACATTATCTTAAAATTGGTTTAGGATTAAAATATAATTAATACTTAATACTTAATACTTAATACTTAATACTTAATAACTTATTACGTTATTAAGTATATTTAATAATATAAATATTTATACATGAATATTAAAATTGTTTATTTTGCTTATTTAGTTCCCGAAAAATGGGAACAAATTGTTAGTGAACAATTAATGCAATTATACAATATAAGTGAATTATATTCTATGTCTACAATTTTTATGAGTGTTATAGACGATACTCCAAATCAACTTGAATTGAAAAAATTACAATTATTATTATCTGATAAATATAGTAAAATACTTTTAGTAAATGCGTTTTTAGAAAATGTGTATGAATACCCCGGAATTAAAACTGTATATCAAATATCTACAAATAATGATCATGAATATATATTATATTTTCATTCAAAAGGCATTATGTCTAACGCACATAGAGAAAGACAAATATTATTTGATTATAATATTAAACCATATGAAACAATTATTAATGAAATGGAAAAAAATTTAGAAATAGATATTACATCCGCAATTCCTTGTACAAATGGATATGGATATTATAATTTTTGGTGGGCAAGATCTAGTTATATTAATAAATATTGTAGTAAACCAGAACCATCTAAAATATATTTAAAACATGATAGATTTACATGGGAAATGTGGTTAGGCAATCATTATAGCAATAAACATTTTGTTAAAACATATAGTCCTATTTTAAAGTATAATAACGTATATGAAGAAGCTTGCGCAACTTTTATAATGTATTTATTAATAGACAACAAAACAGATATTATTAATAATTTAGGTGATACTATATTTTTTAATGATATTATTAAACCTGTTATTAAACCAATGGCAACTTTTGCGGATAATGAACTAACTGATAAAAATACTGCTCATTCTTATCTTGATGTATATGATAAACTTTTATTTCCTATTCGAAAAACAGCTTCAAATATATTAGAGGTTGGAATTTATTGGGGTGGTAGTATTCAGTTATGGCGTGATTATTTTCCAAATGCTCAAATATATGCTGTAGATATTTGTAGTTTGGATTTTATTAAAAAATCATCTATTAAAAATGATCATAATATTTCATTGTTTACAAATACAAATGGATATGACGATACATTTATTCAAACATCATTTGTAAATAAAAATATAAAATTTGATATGATACTAGATGATGGCCCACATTCATTACAAAGTAATATTGATGTTATTGTTAAATATTTACCATTATTATCAGAAAATGGAATACTGATTATTGAAGATATTCAAAATTTTCAATGGATTAATATATTAAAACAAAATGTTCCCGATGAATATCAAAAATATATTCAAATTTATGATTTACGTCATATTAAAAACCGATATGATGATGTTTTATTTGTTATAAATAAACAAGTTTAATCTAATAACCAAAAAATCCCTTTATTTTACGTGTTTTTCCTTTTTTATTTTTTTTAGATTTACTTTTAGATTTATTTGTTTTTAGTTTTGTCTTTTTTGTCTTTTTAGAAACACCCTCTTTTTCTTTTCCATCTAATGGTCTGTAACGCAAAAACCACTCATCATACTCCGGTGTACCCTTTTTATCTTTTAATTCTGCAAATTTCTCGGTTTTTTCTGCTCGCATCTCTTCCACTGTTTCCTGATGACCCACACAGTTAATACTAAATCTTTTTAGCAACCCCTTTTGTTGCAATCTATTCTTTTCTTGTACCTCAAATAAATACTTTGACATACATAATATACGATCCTTATCATAATAATCCCTATTCGCATACAAAAATGCTAAATAAAAACTCAACATTGTATCTATTGTTGCCACCTTTATTTCATATCCTTTCTGCTTTAAAACATTATAACTATGACATGCTAATGGCTCATAAATAAATGCTACTACATCCCTACCTACACGAATTTCATAATGCGGTGCAATTATTTCACCTACAGCCGGACGCTTTATTATTTTTACATCTTTTACATTTATATCTTCTAACCTTTCTTTCACAATTTGTGATACGATTAGCGGATCCTCTGCTAAAACATCAAAATCCGGTATCTTCTCTAATCTTTTTCTTAAATGTTTAGGCATATACTGTGAATATAATGACACTGCATATCCTCCAAAAAAAACAACACTTTGATCCATCAAGGTAGATTTTACAGTTTCATATATTTGTTCGGATTTGCTTATTTTTTTACCGCTTATATCACTTATATCACTATTGCTCATATCGCTATCGCTTATATCGCTTACACCTATTCCTTTTCCTACAACTGGTGTCGTTGTCAATTTTCTCTGGAAATCAATATGTGAACATTGATGTGCTGTTAATGGATAATTTCGATTTAAAAGTGTCAGTCTTTTTAGTACCTTTTCCCAACGCGACACATCACCATCCGGTCTAGATAGTTCTAAATACATACCCATTCTTAATAAATTGGGAGGAGCATACAAAATTCCCGCTACTCTAATTGCTTCCCTTTTAATTGCATTGAAAAGATCTTTAGATATATATGATATATCTGCAACTGGAATAAAATTTACATATACTTTATATGTTCCATGATGCTGACCTGATTTGGCTTCCACTTCAACAAATCCTTCCTTGATATAAATATCTACCAACTCTTTTGCATTTATTAGTGCATTCCAACTGTAAAAATCATAATCCGGAATTTCTACATCTTTGTTGTAGAATTGATCTTGTTTGGGAAGAATATTATTAATTGCTGTACCTCCATAGCATATTAACTGTTTTTGCCTTAAAAAGTTTTCTACAATTCCTATTATGCGTTTGATTTCCGGCGAATTTGCTACTAGTTTTCCCTGCTTTTCTTCCGCAGTATCCACAGCATGTCTTAATATTGCTAGCTCACAATCTTCGAAATTTAAATTTTTACATGTATCATTTTTCATTATATTATTTATATAATATAATCAAATATTATTTTGTTAATTTATTCCGTTTCTAATTCAGATTTTGAATCTTGACTTGAATTTGTTTCTGTTTCTGATTTCACTTCTGCTTCTGATTTCACTTCTGCTTCTGATTTCACTTCTGCTTCTGATTTCACTTGTGCATTTAAATATCTCGCTCTAGCTGGAATAGGATTTGGGGTTTTCAACCATTCTTTTCTCGATTTTTCCACATTATATAAAAAATTACCCATTATACTGTATAATATAAAAATTCTAAGTTGTTTTAAAATTATTATATATCATCTATTTCTTCATCTAAAATCATTGGATTTTTTACTATTTCTATATCCTCTTCCTCTGTTTTATCATTATTTGTTACTGGATCTGTATTTAAATAATAATAAGTTGTTAAAACTGACATCAAAACATCTGCAAACATTTCTGTCAAAAATAAATCTACTTGTGCTAACAATAAATTCATGTACACATACCAGTCAACCCAGGTATAAATAGTTACAATATTCGTCACTTCATATGCAAAACCTCTTATTTGTTTCGGCTTTACTATGTTAATATCTTGCACATTATTTATTAGCCATGGATTTAAAATATTATGTATCGTGTTTCTTATCAAACTATTAATAAAACAACAACTAACAACTAAAAAATATTTTCCACCTGTATTAATTTTTATTCCAATAACTAGAAAATCATCATGTGGTCCTATTCTATAATAATTAGTACCTGTCTCATTCATGTGATTATATAAACAGCCAATTGTGATCATTAATATTGACATCCAAATAATCACTATTCGACTTACCAGTTTTTCCATTGTCATTGTTATTTTCACTTGCATTTTATTATATTTATTGTTAAATTATATTTAAGCTTTATTTATATTTACACCTTTAGATTAGACATTTTATCATTTTACTAAGTTATAACCAATATATTATTTTTTTATTAAATATAAAAGCTTATCATTATCAAAACAATTTCTATTTTCATGATGACATATAATAAATGTATGAAATTCCCATATGTCTGTATTAATAACATAACTATTTATATGTTGTCTTCTATAAATATCTTCAATTATTAACATGCCACCTGGTTTTAAATATTTTGAAACTGTGTTTATAATATTATTCTGGTGTTCAATATTATGCGTGCTGTCATCAATAATTATATCAAACAATACGTTTGTTTCATTAAATGATGTATCAAGATATTCAATATTATTAACATCAGTATGAACAAATGTAGTATTTTTCAAATTTAATTTTTTAGCATCTTCTATCTTTTGTTTTTCAAATTCAAATGCATAAACATTACACTTTTCAGAAAAATAATTATTCCAAGTTAAAAGACTAGCTCCCGCTTCTATACCTATTTCAGCAAAATTTAAAATCGCATTCTTATATTTTGAAAACAACATTGAATATACTGCAGTATAACCTTTTCTATGCTTACAACAAACACTATTTAATGCAAATGGAGCTTTATCTGTATTCATTTCACTACCAATTTGACATAATTCAGTTTTACAATATGTTGAATCTATATACATAGTTTTCCCATAATTTTTTAACATTATATATATAAATATTTTTATCTTTAAGCAAAAACTTTTTAGTATTTAAATTTCTGTCATTAAATTAAATCTCAAATTTGTAAAAATCCGAACTTATCGTACGTGTCGCAAAAGATACACTCGGATCCTGTTTCGGTGGTGCAGGGATTGTCTCTGGAATATAACGCAACTTATCCGGCTTTAAAACAAACGCATGCCCCGCTTCATCAAAAAATAAATCATTCTCTTCTAAATTTGTATCTACTGTTTGATACCGCATTGCCAACATTTGTACTCCATAAGTCCTCATCGTTAATGAACTTGGATTTGGTGGATCCGACCCTTTATCCGGCATCCCTATCGTCATATTCAATTTATTATATCCAATTAACTCTACCATGTCTGGAGTATTTATTATATCATAATAATGCAACGCTCGCATAAAAATTGAATTACTCGTCATATTCACATATTCATGAAATGCCTCCGACTCCATAAATGCTAAATTACTTCTATCTACTACTATTACTATCTTCCCCTCCAATTCTGGCAATTTTACTGTTCCAAAATTCTTACCATAATACTCAAAACTATATCTTTTATCCATCAATATCTCATTATAACCTTCCAACATTTTTGCAAAATTTGAGTACATTTCTTGATTTGAACTCTTCATACGAAGATGCAATATAATTGGATCAAATGGATTTGGCGCAGTTGAACTCGCAAATGCATAATCTCTTATTACATTTAGCACATCGCTAAATTGTACTGAATTAAATGTTTCTTTTACACAATAATTATCTGATGTTGATGTCGCCACAACCGGCTGATTATTAATTGAATATACTTCAAAATCTAACCCTCTTACCCCTTGCTTAATTAAATTTTTTAATGTACACGTATCTACATATCCGTTTTTATAATTACCTCCAGAACATGCATTATATGCCGATTTAATATAATAATCTCTAAGTGAATATTGATACATCTCATTATTCGGATCTACTGATTTTATTTTACCATTTAATGATCCAAACATCGTATCCATATATTTACAATCCCTAGCTCTTAACCCACTTGAAAATAATGTTCCCGAAAAATAAAAATATACTGCCAGTGTTATAAACATTACTGTCATTGTTATAATAGATAACGCTCTTAATACTGTATCATCTTTCATTTCTGTTAATGTCTTCATTCCTTCTGTAAATTTATCTGCAGCAGTTGACATATATTTATATTAATATAATATTATATCCTTCATTATTATTCTAATTTATTATATCATCAAATAAAGAATTAAAAAAATAATAACAATATATACTAATTATGGCCGGCGGTTTAATGCAATTAGTAGCCCAAGGGCAACAAAACATTATTTTAAATGGTAACCCTTCAAAAACATTCTTCAAATCCACGTTTGTCCAGTATACCAACTTCGGATTACAAAAATTCAGGGTCGACTTCGAAGGCTCTAAAACATTACGATTATCTGAAGAATCCACATTTACATTCAAAATCCCTCGATATGCTGACCTATTAATGGATTGTTATCTTTCTGTCATTCTTCCTAACATTTGGAGCCCTATCTTACCTCCACAAGATCCTAATAATGACATTATTTTAAGCAATAATAATCAAAACATCAATAGTGATAATTGGGTTCCTTATGAATTTAAGTGGATACAAAATTTAGGAGCAAAAATGATCTCTAAAATTAGCATCACATGCGGTAATTTCACTCTTCAAGAATATTCTGGCGACTATTTGTTAGCTGCCGTTCAGCGTGATTTTACTGGCCAAAAAAAAAATCTTTTTAATGAAATGATCGGCAATATTCCTGAAATTAATGATCCCGCTAATGCTGGCTCTCGTGTTAACTCTTACCCTAATGCTTATTTTTCTGATGCACTTGCCGGTCCTGAACCTTCTATAAGAGGCCGCATTTTATACATTCCATTAAATAATTGGTTCGGGCTTAAAAGTCAAATGGCTTTCCCCTTAACATCATTACAGTACAATGAATTGCATATTAATATCACATTAAGACCTATTAATGAACTATTCCAAATTCGTGATGTTTTCGACTCTACTTTTAATTTCCCATATATTGCACCTAATTTTAATTCATGGTATATGCAATTTTATCGTTTCTTACAACCTCCTCCCGATATTAATATTGGCATCGATTCTTATTCTGATCAAAGAAGTCTATGGAATGCAGATGTTCATTTAAATTGTACTTATTGCTTTTTATCTAATGAAGAAGAACGTGTTTTTGCACTTGAAGAACAAAAATATTTAATTAAACAAGTTCATGAGCAGAAATTTTACAATGTTACCGGCGCTAATAAAGTCAACCTTGACTCATTGGGCATGGTCTCCAATTGGATGTTTTATTTTCAGCGATCCGACGTTAATTTACGCAATGAATGGTCTAACTATACTAATTGGCCTTATAATTATATGCCTCAAGATGTTATACCAGCCCCCTCATCCGGACCATATATTATTTATAGAACAGATGCCTCCGGTAATTTGATTGCTGTACCCATCGGGCCCGGCGTAAATCCTAACGGTAACTTAACTGGTCTTTTAATTACACCAACTTATACACCAGAAAATGACAAATATATTTTGCTTGTCTTAGGTATTTTGTTAGATGGCTCTTACAGAGAAAATATGCAGCCTGCTGGCATATATAATTACATTGAAAAATATACTAGAACCAGCGGTAATGCTCCACCCGGGTTGTACTGTTATAATTTTGGGTTGCATTCTAACAACGCCGATTTACAGCCATCTGGAGCAATAAATATGAGCCGTTTTAATCAGATTGAACTAGAATTTACAACAATTATTCCACCATTAGATCCTTTGGCACAAAGTTTGACTATTTGTGATCCTGCAACCGGCAATATTATCGGTGTTAATAAACCTACATGGCGCATTTATGATTACAACTTTAATATGACCTTGTTCGAAGAACGTATCAATCAAGTCATATTTATTGGCGGCAACTGCGGTTTGGCTTACGCTACTTAAAAAAAGCGATAAAAATATTTATTATATATTTTATAATAAATATAATAAAAATAAAAATAAAAATAAAAAAGGGATTATCATGTTTGCTCTTATAAGCTATAACATAATTTTACATTCCTTAATGGCAACCCTTTTTTTATTTATATTTATAATCTATTTATATCTATTTATATCTATTTCTTATTTTTTAGTGCCTTCTTTTGCTCTTTTTCCGCTAATTTAATCGCATTTTCTTTCTCTTTTTCCGCTAATTTAAGCGCTTTATCCTTCTCTTTTTGTGCTAATTTTGACGCTTTAGCATCTTCTAATAAACACTTAACCAGAAATGCATCTGCCTCCTTTTTTTCTTTTTTTGCCTTCTTTTCCTCCTCTTTTTGCTTTGCTGCAGCCTTCTTTTGCTCCGCTAATGCTTCTTTTTCTTGTTCTGCCTCTATTTCTAGCCCTAATTTGATCCCTGTAAATTTTGCACATCCAGTTGAATGTCTCAAAGTCGGAACTTTCTTCTTTAACCAGTCAAATCCAACGGCTTTTTCCGACATAATGTACATATCACCATCATTTAAGATCACTTCAAAAGGCTCTCCAACAGGCTCTGAATTTTGAAACCATTTGAAATAAATAGGCATTGTTTCACCCATTCTGACAGCGAAAACCTTCCGTCTTTCACCATCTCCATGAAAACCAATGCCACATTGCGAGATATCATAATAATAATTCGCCTCACCATTTAGAAGGACATCTTCGGTCCATTCCGAAATTACCTGTCTAATTCTCGACATTCTAGGAAGATGTTTCCAGGCAACAACCCTACCTTTTCCATCATCATAATTCGGCTCTTGATCTTCTTCTGCAAAACATAGGTTCCATCTTGCCACTTTATTGACCACCTTTCCCTTCATTAAGGCCTTCTTGTCCATTGTCTGCGCGTCATTTTCAGCCATTAAACCTGCAGTTGTTTCCTCACCTAAAATGAACTGAGCCCCTCTTCTAATCACCAAAACTTTTGCCTCAGAAAATGTTGCATCAAACCCTACATTTAGATCGATCATTTCTGTTGCCAACCCATATCCAGTGAGTTTTCCCTGGATCTGTTCTAGTTGAGCAACTGAATAGCCTTTCTCATGCAAAGTTCCTATTTTCTGCATTTTTGCGTGATTTTCAGCCACATCACCAAAAGTGATAGTATATACTTTTTTCATATTGTTGTTATTAATAATAGAAGACATTTTTCAAAAAGAGTTATATGTGAAATATGCTATTCATATATAAGCCAAAATATTTTTCAATTTTTTTGTATTTTAAAAAAAACACATTTATTAAAAATTTATTGAAATACTTATAGTACGCGACCATATTTGACAGCATAATGGTCTCATTTTTTATACTCATTCCATTAAAAACGAGAGCATAATGGTCACAAAATCGTCGGCCAAAAAAGTTTGCCTTTAAGTTAAAAATAATATATATTAATGGGTAAATTCTGGACTCCTATACTTTTCTCCAAAAATTTGTCAAATTTTTTTGGGTTTTGGACATTTTTAAAATGTCCATTTTTTAAAACCTAAAAGTTGCTTTGAATATTTTTCTTCCAAAAAGTGAATTGTGAGCATAATGCTCTTAAAATTAAAAAAACGATAAATATTTTGTTAGCATAAATTTTAAATATTTCAAAAAAAAAGGATTTAGGGAGTTTTTATATTGTATCTTATTATGGATATAATAGATACAAAAAAATGCTTAAATAATTCCTCTAAATTTATGTGTAATATTTGTGACTATAATACAAGCAAAAAAAGTAGCTACGATAAACATTTATTAACAGCAAAACATACAAATAGATACAAAAAGATACAAGAAGCTACTGAAATGTTGCAAAAGGTTTCCCATGAATCATATAAGTGTTCTTGTGATAAGGTATTTAAATATCATTCTGGCTTATGGAGACATAAAAAATTATGTGTACAAAAAAAACAAAACAAAGATACCGATAAAAAAAATTCACCTGATGTAAATACATCAGATCTTTCCGATAAAGAAATAATTAAATTGCTTATTCAAGAAAATTCAGAAATTAAACATCTAATCTTAGAAATTCTGAAAAAAGATACATCAACCGTTACCAACAACAATAACAATATTAATAATTCACATAATAAAACATTCAATTTACAGATCTTTTTGAATGAAGAATGCAAAGATGCCTTAAATATTAGTGAATTTGTTAGTTCAATCAAAGTAGAATTAGAAGATTTAGAAGCCACTGGAAGATTAGGCTATGTAGAAGGAGTTTCTAGAATAATGAATAAGAACCTCAAAGAACTTGATGTTAATAAAAGACCCATACACTGTTCAGACCTTAAAAGAGAAGTTTTATATATTAAAAACGACGATCAATGGACAAAAGAAGAAGAAAATAAACCTCTTCTTAAAAAAGCCATCAAACAAGTCGCTTTTGAAAATATCAAACAAATTAACGAATGGAAAAAAAAACATCCAGGTTGTACTGACTCCGACTCAAGAAAAAACGACCTATATTTAAATATTGTAGGTAACGCCATGTCTGGTGTAACAACTGAAGAGCAAATGAAAAATATCGATAAAATTATCAGCAAAGTCGCCAAAGAAGCAATCATTGATAAATAACAATTTAACGCAGTAAAATTCCATAAATAAAACATTAAATATATATAATTATATGAACTATACATATTTACCCAGTCAATATTGCAATCCTAATACATCTGCATTAGATATTTATTCTGATTTAACTAATGGACAACTTAAATTCATATGCTACCATATTACAACTAACAGTTATTATCCTTTTCTTCAAATTATGTTAGAATTAAAACAAGATACTCCTCGCTTTGTTTGTCCATCTATAACTATTAATAATGATAGTACCAGTGCAGATATTGCCTTTCTTGTTTTAAGAAAAATAAAAACCGATCTAAAAAAGCTAAGATGTAATACTGATACACTAACAAAGCAGGGTGCATATAAAGGTATATTTGTACAAGAAGAAAACATATATGCTTTAATAGATGTTAGTTCAGTAGATATTTCATGTCTAAATTTATCAAAATCATCTCCAATATGGTTTGCATTGCCAACTGAAATCGCTAATATAAATAGTATATGTGATATACCAATTTCAGAAGATGTAATTAAATTATTTACATATTTGTTGCCAGAATTAGGAGTACTATATAAGAAAAATACTCGAACTAATTATTTGTTGCCAGACATAGTTTACACCAAATCAGCTTTAAAACAAGCAGAATTTAGAACAATATTTGGACCTTCAAATGATAAAATATATATCCATTTTTGCAAATCATTTATTAATGCAGTTGAAGAAACAGTAGAAAAGGATCTAAATGTAGAGGCTGTAAATGTAGAGGCTGTAAATGTAGAAGCTGTAAATGTAGAGGCTGTAAATGTAGAAGCTGTAAATAGATACGCTTTATTTATAGATGATCCAATAACAATAGGAATAAGTGGTCCGAAAAATAGTATAAAATCTATAGAAAATCTAGAAGAGACAATGCATAAAAACTATAACGCAAGAAATTGTATTATAGTACAAAATTGGCATATATTAGTAAAGAAATATGAATTATTTACGCCAATGGCATACCATGTTTTAAATATGGAAACGTCAAATAGTATAAAATAATATGTAAGTAAAGATGATTTATTTATTTCTTAAATAAATATATAATGTCTTATTTAAATTTATTTTTACCTAAAGCAGATACTCTAAATGTGCCAGATCTAGGTTCAGGCCTAAGTTTGGGAACAAGATCATCATCAAGTAAAAATATGAGTAAAATAACGGTGTTTGGATTAACAATGTTAGTAATATATACGATAACAAAAATTTTGAATTTTTATGGTATAGGTGTAGAGAAATATGGGTCCTATTTAGTATTTTATATATTTTTACTGATTTGTGCGAATGTAATGGACACTGATAATCCAAAAGTATAATATATATTTTTGTCTTTAAGTTAAAATATAAACAAATAATATATTATTCACATAATTATACATGCGTCTCAAAAACATCTATATTTAATGGTTTTGGTATAACACTTAACATATCTGCTTTAATTTGTTCAGTTATTTGTTGTATTTCATCTACCGTCACCTGATCTTTTAAATTATCAATTATTTCACTATCAATCGGGTCACGCCCATTTATTTTTTTAAAATCTTCCATAAATTTTTCAACAAATTTCTTCATCTTTTTTTCCTTTTGTTGTTTTAAACTATTTTTCTTGGCTCGGTTTTCATTTGTTGACCATTGATTTCTATATCTATCAGTAGATACCATCTGACCACACATTTCTGGTTTAATAATTTCACTATATTCAAAATTTCCTTTAAATACAGTTTTAAATTCCTCCGTTATTTTATCTGGAATATCTGGACACGTTTCTATAAGACGATCAAATTCTTCTTTACTCATCTTTATTAGTTGATTTACATTCATACGTTCGTCCGGATGCCTTGCTATTTCGATTTTAATATTTCTATAAAATTTATCCCATGCAATACCAGATACCCTATGAGCCTCATTTAATTGAGTAATTTTAAGAAATTGCTGTATCGTAGTTATTATTCCCGCTAAAATATTGAAAAATCCTACAATCATTCCAAAATACCCTTGATACGATAAAGGTACACGTGCCTGAGCAAAGTTAGCCGTCCCTGTTAGAGTAGAAATAACAATTACTGGAATTGTATAGATATAATTTAATTTACTGTACATTGCATGAGCTCTCGAGTGGAGCCAATTATAACACATCGCTTTATCTGCCCATTCAATTAAAATATCTTCATGATCCGTTGTCCACTCACAATAAGCAAAATCAGTTGTCGCATTCGTATCAGTAACCATAACCGTTGTATTTTCTGCTGCATTTGTTAGATTAGTATTGGTATTATTATTAGCGTTACTTGCTGTATTCATATAAAATAATTATAATATATTTTAATCATAATTATTTATTTGTACAAATAAAATCTATAAATAAATTGTATAAATGGACAACAAAATACAATTAATCAAAACTAATTTTAATAAAATAAAAGAGATAAGAATGCAAGTGATAAATTGTTTTAACGCACTAGAAATTAAACTAACAAAATTAAAATCTACTACCGATGATTTTGTTAAAAATAATAAACACAACATATTTGTTTTTGGACTAGATTCCTTTCAATTTCAAAGCAAATTAATCGACTATGAATATAATGATATGAGAAAATTCTATTTTGCATTAAATAATCGCATGTATTGTGAATATTATAAATTATATAAATTAATACTAAATTATACAGAAGAAATTATCGGTACTAACAAAAATATTGAAACATTAAAAATTACCAATATATTCCCCGTCTATAAAGATTTAGAACCTCTTAAACAATATGATTTTGACACTATCGGTGAAATACATAAAACAATTATTACATTATTACATAATTTAAATGATCATATATTTGCTAAAGAAAATCAACTGCAATTATTTAAATTGAAACAGCATTCAGGATTAAATATAAATAATTTTGTAACCACATTTGACTTTGATGTCATTGTAATTAAACAAAAATGTCTTTTGTATATATCTTATTTAGAATTTTTTCACAATATTCATACCAAACATTTTAAACGATTTTCTAAAAAAATGAAACTTATGAATGATTATTTGGACGAAGACATTAAATTTGATGAAGCTATAGAAAGTGATAATGTAAGCTCATCTTTATCAGTTGACTCTGGAGAAGACCATAGTAGTACATCTGACAATCAGATTAGTCCATCTGGCAATCAGATCAGTCCATCTGATACCAAAAATAGTAGCATAAAATCATTATTTAAAACCAATGTCAAAAAGATTATCAAATCAAACAATATTTCATTGTTAGTTAATGAAGTAGATAATGATACCAACAAATTAACTGATCTAAACATTAATATAATGTTAGATACACTAACAAATTCTTTTGATACAGTTTCAGATACAATACCTATTACAAATAATGATGTAATTATTAATGATGACGATGTAAAATATAATGAAACAAAAGATGACGATGTAAAATATAATGAAACAAAAGATGATGAAACAAAAGATGATGAAACAAAAGATGATGAAACAAAAGATGATGAAACAAAAGATGAAATAATTATTAAGGATACGGATGCCAAAGATGAGTTAATTATTAAAGATAATGAAACAAAAGATGAGTTAATTATTAAGGATGAGGATGCAAAAGATCATGAAACAAAAGACGAAGAAACAAAAGATGAAACCGTAGACGACGAAACTATAGAAGATTTAGAAGATGAAGAAAAAGATGGTAAGTCTAATGCAGATAAACCCAAACCCAAACGAAAACGAAATAAAAAGAAGAAATAAATTCTTCAATAATGCACATAAATTGACCAATGTTCTTTAAGTCATTTTAATATATATATAAAAAATTGAACTAAAGATTGTACAATATATTATATATAAAACAATTTAAAGAATGGAACGACGTATCAACAAAAAAATCGAAGCCTATGTTACTGCATTTAAAGAAGACATTAAATTCAAAGCCGAACAGCTCGGTCTACATACCAATCCACCCTTAGCATCACTCGTCGGATACATTTACGATTATGATCGTCTAGTTTTATCTAAAGAAGATTTCATGAAACGTAAACGTGTTAAAAATGCAGTTCATCTATCAGATAGATGTTGCGCTAAAAGAGCCAGTTGCGAACAATGCACTCGACGCAAAAAAGAAGGCAGCGAATTTTGTGGCACACATTTAAAAGGTACTCCTCACGGCATCTGTGAAGCCGGAGATAACGATAAACCACTCGGACAAAAAGTAGAAGTCTGGGTTCAAGATATCCAAGGTATCGTTTATTACATTGATAAAAATTACAATGTCTACCAAACCGAAGATATTTATACTAACAAAGTTAATCCTAAAATCATAGCTAAATATACCAAAACAGGCGACAATTATAATATACCTGAATTCAATCTCTAAATCAAAATCAATCTCTAAATCGAAATATAATTATAATATTTATTTATAGTATAATGAATAAATATTACTTCTTTTTTTACATATTTATTATCATTTGCATTACCTTATATGCATTTAGACAATACTTACATTTTTTCCCATTCAACTTATTTGGAGGTTTACAAAAGAATTCAACCGAATGCCCTGATTGCCCAAATTTATAGTTACTAAAACTTCTATATTTATGACTGTAAAATAAGAATATTTAAGGAAATAAAGTTTTATCTACAGTAGTTCGAACACAAAACATTCTATGTAAAATTATTCCTAAAATAAACATTCCTACAATTGTTTTAATATAAGACCATTGCATTATATATGCTAACAATATTGATCCAATTATCGTAGCTAATACATCCATATAAGCTATATTAAATATCCTATATGAATGAATTCCTTCATTAGGAACACCAAGATCTTTATCCAACCGTGTCTTTAACTCAGAATTACATAAGCCAAACATATACTAACAAAATACTAAAACCTAATTATTTCTTTAATTCCGGAACAATAAAATCATCATCTTCATTATCAGAAGAAATGTAATACTTAAATACAGTATCATCTGTTTCAGTACTACATAAACTAAATAGTTCTGAGTCAACTGATCTGATTTGTTTCGGACCTACATCGACCCTACATAAATTGCCACCCGATGTTTTCAGCGATTTTAGCCCCCTACATTCATGTAGGGCAATTAACTCCTCAAAAACCTGGGACATAATCGCATGAAAATCGCCTGACATTGCAGCCATTTGTACTCCAATGTTGACAAA